GATAACTGTAATTTCTCAAACAATGAATTACGTGTGACTGGCACAGGTGGATTCCATGCTACGCATAAAGCTCCGATTACGATTCATGCTGACACAATGAAGTTAGTAAGAGTTGATGATAATACCATCGCAAATACTTCTTCATCGACAAAAGCTGTGGAGATCGTTGCAAGAAATAGCTCAGAGAAGGGTTCGATGCGAGGAAATATGGCTAATTACGGTACGTTTACGGCTCCTTCAACTTTTAGTGTCTCAGAAAATACTTAATCAACTATTAGTATAAATAGGATGTCAGGATAATGGCTTTTAAAACAATCTACACTTCTATCGGATTATCACTTGTTGCTCAGGCAGTAAGCCAAAATAAGACTATTGAAATCACCCACTTTGCAGTGGGTGATGGCGGTGGAAATTCAATTGAACCGAATGAGTCTATGACTCAATTGGTGCGTGAACGATACCGTGCAACCATCAACCGCATTTATCAAGACCCAGAAAACGAAAACAAATACACTGCTGAAATGATCATTCCAGTGACTGTTGAAGGCTTTGTTGTTCGTGAAATTGCTTTATTTGATCGTAATGGCAATATGGTATTGGTTGGTAATACACCTGAAGTTCACAAGCCGACACTGGCAGAAGGAGTCACACAAGATTCGGTTTATCGAATTCCATTTGTGATTTCAAACCCTGAAGTACTTGAATTAAATTTTGACCCGAATGTGATTATCGCAACACATCAATGGATCCTGAATACACTGACCCCTGCTAATATGTTTCCAGGCGGTACCATTGGCCAAGTACTCAAGAAAAAAACCAATGCCGATGGTGATACTGAATGGGCAGATGCCGGATCTGCAGAAGTGTTTGTCAACACGATTGAAGAAGAACAGTCTTTAGTGGCCGACCAGACCATTGTTGATTTGACCACAGTCAGCACACATGGCGCGGCAGTCTATATCAATGGTGTACGCATTACCAATAAGGCCGGTGCAGATGGCTGGATCGCAACATCAGCCACACGTATTACTTTAGGCAAAGCCTATCCTGGTACAAAAATTCTAATTGTTCAAAATGAATCGCTTGGTGCCGCGCCTTATCCCTTAGCTCAAAAAAATAATTTATCCGATGTAGCAAATAAACCATTGGCGCGCCAAAACTTAGGCGTCATGAGTGCCGACGAAGCCAAATACAGTGACTGTCCACCAGGCACAGTGATTATGCTGGCCACACCCAGTATACCTACAGGCTATCGCTTGCTTAAATGTAATGGTGCAGTTGTATCACGTACTGCATACCCTGAACTGTTTGCAGCGATCGGCACTTACTTTGGCGCTGGTGATGGTGTGAATACTTTTAAACTTCCTGATCTTCGTGGTGAATTCTTACGCGGGTGGGATGATGGCCGCGGTGTGGATTTTGGGCGAACTTTTGGAAGTCAGCAACTTAGTGCTATGCAAGACCACTATCATGGAACTGGTGATTTTTTATCTGATGGTAATGACGATTGGTATCCAATCTTGCGTGATAATTGGAGTGGAACATTTCCTGCACGATGGGTGCCAGGTGAAAGTCAGTATTATTCAGGTCAAACCATTCAAGGTGGTTCTGGTGGACGTAGATATACAGGGACATCAAATCAACAGGTCGTATCAGGCACTGAAACGAGACCTCGAAATTATGCCATGTTGACTTGTATTCGCTACTAACAAAGGATATTTAAAGTGCCAAATAAAATCGTTTATCAATTAAATATTACTGGTTTATTTGTTGGTGAAACACTGGCTGATGAATCACCAATGGAACCTGGTATTTTTCTTATTCCCGCCGGTTGTGTCGAACTGGCACCACCGGAAAGCTGGCCAGAAGATCAGTGGCCACGCTGGAATGGATTTGAATGGGAGCTGATCCAAAAGCCACGGGTTCCAGAAGCTGTTTCAGCTGAAGCAAAACTGGCAGAGTTTTTGTCACAAAATCCTGATGTACTGCAGCTGATCCAAAAAAATTAAGTGTGTTGTACTGCACTTTTAAACAACTGCCACCGCTACCCATCAAACCCATGATTTGTAAGCCTGTCATCTGAATATAACACCAGATCACAGGCTTAATTTTTATGGCTCAAGATTCATACCATCATGGCGTTCGCGTCATTGAAATCAATGAGGGCACGCGGCCTATCCGCACCGTGTCCACTTCCGTCATCGGCATCGTGGCCACAGCAAGTGATGCCGATGCCACCATCTTCCCTGAAGACACCGCAGTCTTAATTACCGACGTTCAGGCAGCTGTGAGTAAGGCAGGCGTGCAGGGCACACTGGCTCGCACACTGCAGGCCATTAGCGATCAGACCAATGCGCTAACTGTTGTGGTACGTGTACCAACCAAACAAACACCAGCAGAGCAGAAAACCGCTGTTATCGGTGGTGTAGTGAACGGCAAATATACCGGCATGAAGGCCTTGCTGGTGGCTGAAGCCCAGCTCAAGGTCAAACCACGTATTTTAGGTGCACCAGGACTGGATTCAGCAGAGGTCGCGCAAGCCCTGGTATCCATTGCTGACAAACTACGTGGCTTTGCCTATGTATCTGCATCAGGCTGTCAAAGCAAGGAAGAAGCCACTGCATACCGTGATACTTTCGGTGCACGTGAACTGATGGTCATCTGGCCAGATTTCCTGGGCTGGAATACCACCACAAATACCACCACCACATTTGAAGCCACCGCACGTGCTTTAGGCCTGCGTGCCAAGATCGATAATGAAATCGGCTGGCATAAAACCTTGTCAAACGTGGCAGTCAATGGTGTTACCGGTATTAGCAAGGACGTGTTCTGGCAGCTGCAAAGCTCTGATACTGATGCAGGCTACCTCAATGCCAATGAAGTCACCACGCTGATCCAGCGCGACGGTTTCCGTTTCTGGGGTTCACGCACCACTTCAGCTGATCCGCTATTCCAGTTTGAAAACTATACCCGTACTGCACAAATCCTGGCTGACACCATGGCTGAAGGACATATGTGGGCCGTGGATAAACCAATGCACCCATCCCTGGCTCGAGACGTCGTGGAAGGCATTAATGCAAAATTCCGTGACTTAAAAAGTGCTGGTTACATCATTGATGGCCAATGCTGGTTTGATCCTGCGGCCAATCTTAAAGAGACCCTGAAGAATGGGATTTTACGCCTGGATTATGACTACACCCCAGTACCACCACTGGAAGATCTCACCTTGCGTCAGCGCATCACAGACAGCTACCTGTCTGACTTTGCTGCCCGCATGAGCCTATAAGGAATTACAAAATATGGCACTCCCTAAAAAACTCAAATTGATGAACCTGTTTAACGAAGGTAATTCCTACCTTGGTGAAACAGGTGAAGTCACCCTGCCAAAGCTTGGCCGCAAGTTTGAAAAATGGCGTGGTGGCGGTATGAACGGCGCTGTCGATGTCGATTTTGGACTGGACGATGCAATTACTGAAATGTCCTGGAAGCTGGGCGGTATCGATCCACTAGTCATCCGCCAGTTTGGGGTTACATCAGTATCCGGTATTGGCTTGCGCTTTGCCGGTTCTTACCAGCGCGATGACACTGGCGAAACCTCGGCAGTTGAAGTTGTTGTGCGTGGTCGGCATCAGGAAATCGATTTTGGCAATGCCAAATCTGGTGATGATACCGAGATGACCATTAAAACCATCTGGAGCTATTACAAGCTCACCATTGATGGAAATGTGGAAGTTGAAATTGACATTCCTAACCTGGTTGAAAAGGTCAATGGCGAGGATCTGCTTAAGGCCCATCGCAAAAACATTGGTTTATAAGTTTCCTCCCCCTTGTGTGGCCATGTGCTGCACAAGGTTTTTTTAAATAACGCTGTTTTAATTCTTTAAGGATATTTTTATGTCAAACGCAAACACTCAACCAGTTCAGCTGGATCATGGCTTTCCTCGTGCTGGCGAACAGGTTAAGGAAATTAACCTGGTTAAACCTAATACCGGACATTGCCGTGGCCTAAGCTTAAAAGACGTATTGAGCTTTGAGGTAAATGCCCTGACGGTACTGCTACCGCGTATCACTGTACCTGCCATGACTGCACAGGATGTACTAGCTCTTGAGTTAATGGACACGCTCAAAATTGCAGAGGCTATTACCAATTTTTTAGCACCTACCGAACCATCCCAAGCAGCGTTGACGAAGTAATTGCAAACATTGCTATAGCATTCGGCTGGACTCCAGCCGATTGTGCCGATTTTGATTTTGATGAGTTAATGGCATGGGAAGAGCGTGCCATTGCTCGCACACAACAAGAGTAATAGCGTGAGTAAGCTAGATTTAAGTATTATTATTAAATTTGTTGATCGGGCGACACAACCTATTCGCCAGTTCCAGCAGAATGTCCAAAATACCAATCAATCCATTGATCGACTTACTCATGCTGTTGATCGTCTGGAGCAGGGTTTAAACGGTACTTCATTAAGCCGTTATAGCCGTCAGCTTAATACGGGTTCTAGTAATATTAATAGGCAGAGTAATGCACTGCATGAGTTGCATCAAGGATATGACAAGGTAGCTCAAGCAATTGATAAGGTTCGTTTAAAATCAAAATCATTATCTGAATCGCTTGCTAATAGTCGCGTAAAATTGCGTCAAGAGGCAAAAGGTTTAGGCGTTGGCTTATTAGGCGCAGGATTTGCTGCTTCTATTCCAATCAAGGCTTTTGCCGATGCAGAAGATGCCAGTACAAAATTAAAAATTTCTATGATGGATAGCTCTGGAAAAGTTGCATCAGAGTATGAGGCCATCAATAAACTTGCCACCAGATTAGGCACTCAGTTACCCGGCACCAATGCAGATTTTCAGCTCATGATGACCAATCTGGTTCAGCAGGGCATATCCTTTAAATCTATTTTAGGTGGCACTGGCGAAGCAGCAGGCAATCTGGCTGTTCTCTTAAAAATGCCATTTGACCAAGCAGCTGAATTTGCCGCAAAAATGCAGGATGCTACAGGTACTGCTGAAAAAGATATGTTGAGCCTGATGGATACCATCCAGCGCACCTCATATTTAGGCGTTGATTCAACCAATATGCTTGGTGGCTTTGCCAAACTGGGTGCAGGTATGCGTCTAATCAAGCAAATGGGGTTAGAGGGTTCTAAAGCAATGGCACCGCTATTGGTTATGGCGGATCAGAGTGGCATGACAGATTTATCCAGTGCTGGTAATGCTTACAGTAAGGTATTTAAAGCCATGCTGGATCAGGGCGAAATTAATAAAACCCTGAAAAAACAAAAATCATCATTTGCGCTGGATTTCAGTAATGGAAAAGGGGAGTTTGGTGGGCTGGACAAGATGTTCAAAGAGCTAACCAAACTTAAAAACCTGAATACCCAGCAGCGCATGAAAGTGATTGAAGGCATTTTCGGTAACGATGCTGAAACCATGCAGGTACTTAACTTATTAATTGATAAGGGTAAGCAGGGTTATGAAGATACGATTGCTAAAATGCAGCGTCAGGCTGATTTGCAAACCCGTATCAAGGCATCGTTAAGCACCCTGACTAATTTGTGGGATCAGGCCAAAGGCTCAATGACTAATGCCCTTGTTGATATTGTTTCTACTATCAGTCCTGAATTAAAAGAGTTTGTAAACCGTATTAGCAGTGTCGCTGAAAAAATTAGTATATGGGCTAAAGCTAACCCAGAGTTGATCCGTACTATTGCAAACATTGCCTTAAAACTGCTGATGTTCAAAGTTGCCATGCTCGGCGTGCGTTATACGGGTAATTTATTGTTTGGCACGATTTTTAGCATGATTGCAGGTATTACCAAGCTGTCCCTCATGTTTTGGCTCTTAAGCAAAGCGGCTGATAAGTTTGGCATTAATCTACCTAACAGATTTACCCTGATTACTCGGGGTCTGCGTTTGTTAATACAAAATTTTGGCTTTCTGGCACGAAATGCACTACCTCTGGTATTAGCTGGCTTACGCATGTTGGCTGTAGGTTTATTAACTAATCCATTAACCCTGATTATTACGGGAATCGCAGTTGCAGCCTTACTTATTTATAAATATTGGGCACCTATCAAGGCCTTTTTCACTGGCTTCTGGGAAGGCTTAACCTCTGGTTTTTCAGCCACTAGATTAATCATTAGTGATTTTTTCGACAGTATTGCACCAGCAGTAGAGCCGATTAAACCAGTATGGAATTGGCTGGTTGATAAATTCACGATATTTAAAGGTGTGCTTGGTGAAATCTTTACACCATTTGCCGCAACCAATGACCAACTCCAGACTGCTAATCAGGCAGGACAAACATTTGGGACATGGGTAGCCATTGTCACAAGCGCACTATTGGCCATGAAAGTAGCTCTGATTGCTGTGTCAGCTATTCAAGGTTTGGTTGCTTTCTTTAGTACCTTAACAGTTGGCTTATCTGGTGCAGCAGTGGCGGCATGGTCATTTATGGCACCTTTCTTACCAATTATTGCTTTAGTCGCCTTATTAGCAGGATTGGTTTATCTGGTTATCAAGAACTGGGAACCTATCGAAGAATTTTTTAGCGATTTAGGGACATCGATTACAGAAAAATTCACCTCTGTAAAACAATCTATCACTGACAAATTTGCGCCGATCGGCAGCTGGTTTGGGGCACGTATGACAGAAGCAAAAACGGCTTTTGGTGGTGGCATTGGTGGCATGAGTAAGCTCATCACCAATTGGTCGCCGCTAGGCCTGTTTTATTCTGCCTTTGCCAAGGTATTAAGCTGGTTTGGTATTGATCTGCCTGCCAAGTTTACTGATTTTGGCAGCCTGATCATTAATGGCTTAATTAATGGGCTAACTTCTGGTTTTGAAAAATTAAAAGGGGTATGGGCCAATATCAAGGCGTCCATGTCTTCCTTCAGTTTTAGTACACCAGCTTATTCTGGTGCACCAGCCAACCCAGCCCTGGCAAAAATACCTATCGTCACACCACCCATGGTCAGCAAGATTAAGCCAGTCCAGCTGCAGACACGCCCAGCTGCTGCACCGGTACATGTTCAGGGCGACACCATTCATATGAATATTCACCCAACACCTGGCATGTCACCACAGCAGATCGCACAGCAGGTCAGAACCGAAATGGATCGGCGTGACCAGCAAAAGCAGGCGCGTGCACGTGCCAGCTATAATGACAATCGCTAGGAGCCAGTAGCTATGATGATGATTCTAGGCATGTTTGTATTTATGTTGCCGACTGCCACCTACCAGCAGCTGCAGCGCACTAACACCTGGCGGCATGCCAGTAATTCGCGGGTAGGCGATGCACCGGCGTACCAGTTTGTAGGGCGTGGGGAAGACACTATCACACTGGATGGTAGCATCATGCCAGGCTTTAAAGGTTCTGCCTTGTCACTCACTGCATTACGGGTTATGGCAGATACGGGTAAAGCATGGCCACTTATTGGTGGCACTGGAGCTATTTATGGTTTATGGATCATTGAAAGCCTGTCTGAAACCCAAACCTATTTTTTCAAGGATGGGAAAGCCCAGAAAATTGAGTTTACCCTGACATTAAAGAAAACTCAGGCTACTGGTGCACTCATTAACAATGTTCTAGGCTCACTAGGCGCCACAGGCGTTCTGGGCACAGTGGGTTCCATTGCCGAGAAGTTTTTAAAATGAGCATTATCTCATCTGCCATATCAGTTGTATCTGGTATAAAAAACAAATTGGATAGTAGCTATCCTACTGCTATTTATAAACTGGTGGTGAATGGCAAGGATATTGGCGCAATGCTAGCACCACGCTTAATGCGCATGACCATTACTGATAATCGTGGTCTGGAATCCGATACCATAGAAGTTGAGCTGTCCGATCATGACGGTCAGCTTGAACTGCCGCCCAAAGGGGCAGAAATTGAAGTATCGATTGGATGGAGTGACACCGGACTGGTCTATAAAGGCAACTACACCATTGACGAACGCGAGCATAGCGGCGCACCTGATGTCCTCACCTTGCGCGGCTCATCAGCCGACCTAAAAGCCATCTTTAAACAAAAACGTGAGCGTAGTTTTGACGGCAAAACCATAGCCGATATCGTCACCATCATTGCTGAAGAACAGGGACTAATTCCCCAGATCAGTGACGAGCTGGCTGATATTGAACTGGCACACATCGATCAAAATGAATCTGATGCCAACCTCATTACCCGCATTGCCGATGAATATGACGCCATTGTTACGGTTAAAAATGGCAGCATGCTATTTATGCCTAAAGGTGACGGAAAAAGCCTGACCGGTTTTGAATTTGCCATCCAGCCAATCTATCGCAACATGGGCGACAGCCACCGTTATTCTGATTCCAGCGGCAACGATGATGTTACTGGGGTGACCTGTTATTACTACGACAATGACAAAGCAGAAAAGCAGAAAGTCACGGTAGGACAGTCCAATGAAAACACCAAAGAACTACGTCACATCGAGCGCGATAAAAACAGTGCCACGCACAAAGCACAGGCTGAATTTAACCGTATTCAAAGTCGCGCCATGAGCTTCAGCTACAACTTGGCCAAAGGCATGCCTCAGCTATTTCCTGAAATACCCATGCAATTTTTTGGATTAAAGCCGGAAATTGACGACATTATCTGGCTGGGTACCCGCATCGTTCACACACTGGATGCCGACAATGGCTATACCACCGCGCTTGAGTTAGAAATCAACTTGCCAGATTCTGACGTCATCAGCCAAATCATTGATGATGCAGACGAACAGGAGTTCACTGGCGTTGTTGCATTTTATAAAATTGGTAAGGGGCAAACTGGCAAAGTCACCAAAGGCGATCAGACCAAACCAAAACGACTCGCTCGCCTTTTTATCAATGCCTTAACGGCTACCCATGCCGCCGAACGGGAATACAATATCATCAAGGGTATTGATGAATCAGAAATTAAATATACAGGCGTTATTGCAAGTTACGAAGAAAGGGGAATCTTAAAAACAGTGACAATAGGCAATCCAGCCACACCTAAAAAGCTCACCTATCCCTATAAGACCCGCGAAACTGCCTTGCGTGGTGCCCAGCGTGAATGGGATGAAATTAGGGGAATTAAGCCCACCAAAACCACAAAATCGACCTCTAGCAGCAAAATCCAGTTGTCTACCAGCTATACAGGCATTAATGCTAATTATGAAAGCGGCAAAGACAAACTGACCGTCAAACGGGGAGATCAGAGCCGGCCTTATACATTGCCAAAACTGTATAAAACCCAGCGTACTGCTGTAACAGCCGTTAACCGAGAATATCAACGGCTACTGGCGTTAAAAAAAGCTAAAAAATAGTTACTTAAAGCACAAATATTTAACCGAATTTGCTATGATGGACATAAAATAATCAATGGAAGTTTACAGAAAATTATGGCTCAACGTAGCAAATTCCAATGTCCACACTGCAAAGAATCAATGACGATTCGTTCAAGCCGGGAAGCGCATCCACTCTTGCGCCAGCTTTGGTTTCAGTGCAGTAATTATTTATGTGGGTTTACCTGTGGCGGTAATCTGGAAATCACCCACCAGATTTCACCAAGCGCCTGTCCACGTCCTGGCATCCAGCTTAAAACCCATGATGAGATCACGGCCCAGCGGAAGGCCGCGAATGATGAATTGGCCAACTATACTTGAATTTACTGTAGACCAACTATTAGTTACTAAATTTTAGGGGCAATTAGCTGTTAAAATAATTCTTTAAATTAAAAAGATAATATCGAATGTCTAAAAGATATCTTGTACTTGATAAAAGTTATTTAAGAAGTGTTAGTAAAGCAAAGGTTGAAGAATTAGAGGAAAAATTTATATTTTTACTACCTTTAGCTGCTGTATATGAAATTATTAAAGATGAAAAGTATAGAGCGCAGCTTTTAGCCAAATTTACAGATGAAAATTCTTATGAGATTTTACCTTCACCTAAAAAATTAATTGATTTTGAAGCAGAATTTTTAAAACCTGTAATTAAACCTTCTAAACTTATCCAACTTACAGATAAATCCAATCATAAATCTTTTATCAATAAAGAGTTTAAGCTAACCTCTAAGCAACAAAAAGCCATAGAGGAAGAGATGGATTTTTATCAGGATCTTACTACCCAGTTTATTGAAAATGAGCTAAAAGCCGGTTTCGATCTTAAAGAAAATAGACCTGATTTCTTTGCAAAGATCCAAGAGATACCAGATTGGAATAGAGTATTGATAGATAGTATTAAAGAAGGAAAAAAAATTCCTTTTAAAAATATACCCGAAAGAATTGATGAAAATTGGTATATGTATAGATTTCATCAACTGAACCATCATCTGCGAATGGATATCTTAAATCGATATGAAAATATAGATACAATTTTAGAAAGTAAAAAAACAATAATGAAAATCAATCATGATTTAATAGATTTACTTTATTTAGTAGAGGGTATACTCGAAGGTGCATTTGCGACAAAAGAAAAAAGACTCATTAATTTTTGGGAGAAATTTGCTCCTGAAAATGGAATTCTGATTAAAGACTAAAACACTTACTTGTATAGTTAATCACGCCGCTCATGTCTTAGATCTAAGGTAAAATGCCTCATATGATAAGGAAGTCCTGAACTGGGATGTTTATGGGAGCTATTAAAACGATTTCTTCTCAAACTTTTTTGATCAGAATACTTTTTTCTAGCCCAATCAGTAACATCACATATTGCACACGACACTGATAAGTCATCAATTGAATTAGAAACTTTTGGTGTCTTAATTTCTAAAAGCATTTCTGCCCAACTGCTTAAAATATCATTTGTTGCAAGCTGAGTATCTACGACATAAATAATGATACCACCACAGCATTCATCATCATCCCCTGTAGAGTAAGCATTATTTAATTGTTTAAACCCACCATCAATATCACTGGCACCACCCCAAATTTTAGATTCACCAAACCAGATATAAGGATAGCCTTCTAACTCTACATATATATCGACATGACCATTGCTGAATTTATCATGCGAGGCTTCATACTCCTTACTTTCTAATGATCTGACAATCTGCATGTTGATATCATCTTCAAATATTTTAAATAAATCATTTTTATTCTTATCAACTGATTTGCTTGCATCAAAAGTAGCTTGATATTTTCGCAAATGAGCAGCACGATCTTTAGCAAGCCTTTTTAAAATGTCTTCAATGTCCTCATACAGGGTTTCAATAAACATATCATAAGACGTAGGATGTAAACGACTCATTAATCTTAATAATTTAGGATTATTATAATTAGGATTACTAAGCATTTACAGCTCTTATAAATGATGTAGAAGGACTAAAATAGGGAAGTACTTGCTCGGAAAATTCTTCTAATGTAAGTGACTGGCCAGTAAAGGGATTAAAAAAATCTCTTTCACTAATAGCTTCAATAATTTCCTGTTCATCAGGTACACGCTCATAGCGTCCTAATTTAGGATTTAAAGCCTCATGCTTTTGTTCTAAAATCTGTAAACGCCGTATTAAGAAAAAAACTGCTTCATAGAAATCATCTTCATCAACACTCTCACGATTACTTACGGTTTGATATAAATCTTGAAAAGTTAAATGACTCTTTGATTCAGGAACTTTAGAAATATAAATAGTAATATCTACACAAATATGAGCCATATCAGGGTTGATATCGCTCAATTGTGTTTTGATATTATCTAAAAGTGCCTCAATATATTTATGAGCCAATTGATTTCACCATTAGGTTAGTAATCTCTGAAGTGAAAAATTTAAATCATCATAAGAGCGCGTACCATAAAGATAAGCTTCATATAGATGCGCTCCATTCCTACTATTAATTGCAACATAAGAACTTTGCAGAGAAATTTCTATATGATTATCTCCATAAAATCTTTTACTAATTTTATAGAGTGTAATGTTTGCGTCTAGTTCAATGCCTTTAACGGTTTTAAGGCGTAATCCTCTAACACCAGCATCATGATAAGTGGTTCGACATAAATCTTTTGCTTCACCTCTTAGCTTTTCATGGTGTGCAGTACCATCTGGCGTTGTAAAGTTAAATTCAGTCACTCCACTAGTACAAGAATCAGGCTGGATTTTATTTAAAGCAACTTGCTCGTCATAAAACTTCTGTATGCAGGGAAATAAATCTAAAGGTTGAGAGAAGAAATCGTATTGAGTAATTATACCACTACCCAAAGTTTTCTTAATGAACTGATTGAAGTTATTCTGGATTAAATTTAACTCATTGCGACGAATTACGACGGCCAAATCAATCATAAAGATAAGCATATTTTTAGTTAAATCAATAATTACACTATCATAACAAGTTAAATTAACCTTTTTTATTCCATAAAGTTCTTGATAATCAGTTGTGATATCTTCTTTTAAATCATCTAAATTTAATGTTTCTCGTATGCGTAATTCTCTTACTTGAGCAAATTGATACATTACGATATTATTATCATCCAAATTGATAATTTTAGATGGCTGATAAGTTTTATCAATATCGATAGTATTATTAAGATTAGCAGTAAAATATGATTGAAGTGATAAATTAATATCATTGATATTAGAAACATCTTTATAAATTGTTATTAATTTATCATCGAATAAAATATGCGAAGTCACTAAAGCTTCAATTTTATCTTTTAATTCTTGTACTTTACTTATATCGTATATACCGTTTAACTTTGCTTTAAGGCCATCCCAGTTTCTTGCTGACCAGCCGCGATTCATTGAACGATATACATACTGTACTTCTGCAAAGCTCATTTCACGTTCATTAGCGATATCAACTAATTCGGAAATTTCTTGTCTTAAAGTGGTGAGGGGATCTATAGGAAGTTGAGTCATTTTGGAGTGTTTCTTGAAATATCTTATTCAGATATTGACATAGCAGCACACTATGACACAAGCAGGATTTATCAGTCCCCGCAAATACTCTCACACGGTATTCCATCACCATCCCGATCTAATCGATCATTCCCACATTTCAATGCCTGCCTTGCCTGTTGGCAACTGGTCATTGCACCGCAAGTTCTAGGATAAGACCTACACTTAATTTCTGATGTTTTTGGCACCAGAGTTTTACCCGAAGTAGATTTTGCAGAAAGTGTAGACGAATGTTTAGCTATCGCATTTGAAACCATAGAGGCTTCTTTGTAACTTGAAGTAGGGAATTTATCTTCCTTATCGGAGAAAGGATTATCTACAGCGTTTAATATTTCTTGGCTATCATTAGGGACTACACGCTCAAATTCTCGTTTATACTGGTCAGCTTGCTTTGCCGTTAAATCTTTATCCAAAACCATTAGAAACAAGCCCTGCTTATAAAGATAAAAGCTTGGCTTGCCTAAAAGGAGTAGATTATTGTTGAGTGAATTAAACCGTGCCTCTAAGTCAGGTTTATTTCTGAATCCTTCAATAGTTCCACCTTTTAAAGCGGTTGGATCATATAGCGTTTTTGGATCTGAATAATCTTTTAAATCAATTCTGGCATCTTGCCAAACGACTTTTGATATGTACTGATTAGGACGACCAAATAAGTTATAAGGATCATAGTCAGCAGTAAAAATATGAATTGAACCGTGACTTTCAGTATCTAACTTCATATTCACAAGTACATCAGATGCTTCCATTGCATAGCTAATAGCATTAATTAACAAACTAAAAATTAAAAGGAAATATTTCATTTATTGGAATATATAAAAAATACCTTATTCAAATCTTGACATAACGGCACACTATGACACAAGATATATTTGCACTGAAAAGCACAGTGCCAGGCGTAGGAACCTGTTTTTTATACAAAGGCGCACAAAAAGTCGCTCATGCGGCTATTTTTTTGCGTAAAATCTGGCGTTGCCTTGTTATGGCAGGCTGGATAGGGCAGTCGTAAGACTGGCCGCGTCCTTTGTAGCGGTATTCCTACCCCTGTTCAGTCTGCCACCCTTGCCGTAGGAAGCGAAGGTGTCAGGTTCTAAACTTGATACAAAGGAAATGCCATGAATAACCGTCAGGCTCAAGCACGCCCAAATTTCGATACTCTCTGCTATAACCGCCTCACCTCTCCAAATTTTGCCCAGCCGCAAAACCGCCTTGTCAAACTGATTGCAAAAATCAAGGCAGGTGCCAAATGAATACTCCTATTGAACTAAACCAAGCTGTATTTATTGATAAGCAGGAAATCAAAACCGATAGCCTTAAAGTGGCTGAAGCATTTGGTAAGCTGCATAAAAATGTCATTCGTGATATTGAAAGCCTGAATTGTTCATCAGAATTTAACCAGCTCAATTTTGAGCGCGTTGATTATGTAGACGGCAAAGGCGAAAAGCGCCCCATGTACGAAATGACCAAGGATGGTTTTATATTTCTGGTCATGGGCTTTACCGGTGCCAAGGCCGCCCAGATCAAGGAAGCCTATATCAAGGTATTCAACCAAATGGCAGAACGGCTGCAACAGCAGCTAACCGTTACGCCATTTATTCAGGTGGGTTCACTGGTTCAACTGCGTTCCGGTAGCCCGGATTTTACCGTACAGCACATTGATGGGCAGCTGGCAACCGTCATATGGTTTGGCCGGGGCAAACTGCAAAAGGAAATCCTGCCATTAAGCTGTCTGGTACTGTCGGAAGCCGGGTTTGCGGGTTTAACCCATAACCAGCAGCTTGAAACCTTCTGGACAGCGGTCATGGCCTATGGCATTCATCACCTGAATCACTCCAACCGCGCCGATCAGATTGCCCTCAATATCACACAGGTAACAGACACCCTGCCACAGACAGGCAAGCATCAGGACTTGCTCCAGCTTTTGCCGCATAGCAAACCACCATATCCACAGTATCTGGAGCGTAATATCGTGGTGGCCAGTCGCTTAGAGCGTAAATCCTGCCGTTGCTGGATATTCAGAAGCACCACACCGTTGCTGGATGTTAGCGGTCAACATAAGGTAGTCGCGCCATGAACGATATAATCCAGTATATCCCCATTGCCGATCGTGTCATGGCTACCCGCAAGAAAAGCCGCAAAGTGCTTAAACAACTGTTTGCTGCTATAGATTACCTGGTGCAGCATGGCCACCAAATTAACCACACGAACCAGCATGGTTTTTTGGTAATTTCCTATGAACAGGTTAGGGCCTTATTACAGCAGGCAGGGCAAAAACCATTGCCGCCAGTGGATCAAATTACCGCGTCACTATTTGACGCAAAATATCCGGTTTTTCATGCCACAGGCATTATAAAAAGCTCAATATGGCATAATGAAGCTGTGGCAGGCTGGCGCTTTCAGCTAAACCGAATTGCAGACAGTGCTGCCAAAAACCAAACAATATCAACTGACAACAGGAGAACTATGCAAATCGATCAAGAGCGTGCGCAAGCACAAGACACGGACGTTTTATTGGATATGGCACTGGGTAACATCCGCATCTGGCGTAGCTCGTTAGAGAGCGCAACCAGTAACCCACAGGTCACTTATAACTTAAATGACCTGGTGTACAAGCTGCTGGACATCGAGCAAAAATTAGAAAAGGTTCAGCGCACACTGGATAGTTGAACTTAAGTAATATTCTTACCAGCAACTGATTTTCAGTTGCTGGTTTTTTTATTTGATAACCCAGATTAAAAGACCAATTGAACTAACCAATCCTGCCAATGCAAAAATAATTAGAGCAATTGCTTGTAATAAACCAACACGATTTGCACCTTGTGGGGTCATTTTGCCGTCTACCCTTAATTGTGAATTTGAGGTATGATTTCTCAAGGTTTGCTCCTACGTCCATAGGTGTAAACAAGAAACCTCAAAGATTCGCCGTCTTTGGGGTTTTGTTTTTGGGAAAATAAAAAAAGCTGACATAAGCCAGCTCTTTTAACTCCACAAATTATTCAAACCTATCGATCAGATATAAAGTTACCTTTATTGTTATTCACCATTAAACAATTCACCGTTATCCATATCCTGCATAAATGATGAATCCATAGTCATAGTTTGCACCATACGCGGCTCTATATCTTTTGCATAAGCCTTGGCCAAACCCAGTAACGCTTCCTGTCCTTCAGGACTAATCTGCCGATAGGCTTTTAATAACAGGCTTTCTTCACTGGTCAGGCCTGCAAAATCAGGGTCAATGCCCAGCAGCACATAACGAATATCAATGCCTTTTTCATGCAGCCTGGCTAAATATACCCACTGATCCGGCACCTTGCCCCGGACATAATTGCCTAGCGTATTTTCGTGCGCGCCAATATCACGCGACAAACTTTTAGCCTTGAATTGTTTTTGTTCCAGTTCCTGCCGAAACCGATCAGATATTTCTAAAGTCATATCCGTTTCAGGCATACCTAAAGACATAAATTTCACCTATTCCCATTGAAAGGCCAAATATTTGTGCTATAGTGGGCTATAGCATATCACTATAGCCGAGTTTACCCCATGAGCACATCAAAATCACCTAAATCAACACGCGCCCGCAAAACCCCCGGCGGCCGTGAGCGTTGCGCCCTGTATCTGCCAACAGAAGAACTTAAATTCCTGGACGAAATTGCAGCCCAGACAGATTCCAGCCGTTCCAGCGTTCTGGCCAAGTTTTACTATGCTGGCAAACTCGCCAGCCAAAATAACCAAAGTCAGAACTAGGAGCGGGTCATGTCATTGCGTATCAGAAAACAAAAGCGTGACAACCGCTTCAATATCAATCTGACCGATGATGAAGCACAGATATTTGAAAGCGCAGCCAACATTACTGGCATCCAGGCTGGTGTCATCATGCGCCAAATGCTGCTTAAGCAGGCGTTGGCTATCCTGCTGGCTGATGACATCGAGCCGGACTTTAGCCTTGATAATTTTTTAAACAAAGGCGCAACTGCTCACCTTTCGCGGAGCGACGAAGTATGCCAGCAAAACCAATAGAACTAAGCGATCAGGAATTAGAGGTTGTACAGGAAGTACAACTGTTTTTGGGACTTGCCAGTGTGGAACAAACCATTGAATTTTTGCTCAGGCAGCGGCTGCAGGAAAAACTGCTGCAGCTGGCAGGACGTGAAATTCAAACCAACCCCCGGCATTCGTTGTAACTTTTTAATTGAAGTGGTTTATGTACTCAGAAACATTAAATGATGCACTCGTGCGGCTGGATCGTGACTTCCAGTTTAAAAGGAAAAGTGCCACTCATTTACGTGGTGGCATTTGCCCCAGCTGTCATAAAAAAGAATTATGGACCCATGCCCAGGCGCCGTGGGTGCTGTTCTGCCCACGGACTAACCATTGTGGTGAACAGTTTTACCTACGTGATTTATATCCCGATCTGTTTGAGAATTGGGAAAAACGCTTTAAGCCATCTCAGGAAAATCCGACCGCAACGGTTGATGCTTACCTGTGCGAAGGTAGGGGATTTCCCCTTGATAAGCTAAAAGGCTTATATACCCAGGAATACTATAAAAACTCTGAACTAAACGTCGGTTCAGTCACTATCCGCTTTCCGATTACAGATGAAGCTGGCAATGAAGGCTGGTGGCAGCGCATTCTGGACGATAAAGGTGTACTGCAGAAAACCACATTCAAATGGCAGTGGTCATCTAGTGGCCACGCCTGGCTAACACCCAACACCAATTATTTAGACAGCAAGGAAATCTGGATCACCGAAGGGATTTTTGACACCATCGCCCTATGGCTGTCCGGCATTACCAGCTTTTCTGCACTATCCAGTAATAATTATCCCTCTATTTTCCTGGAACAGATTGTCACCAAATGCCGGGCAGCCAATAAGACCCTACCGACACTGGTATGGGCATTTGACGCAGATCCATCTGGCAAAGCCGGTATTGAAAAAAACATCAGGAAGGCCACTGAAGCTGGTTTTACCTGCGTGGCAGCCCAGCCCCCAGCTGGCCGGACTAAAACAGATTGGAATGATCTATACAAAGCCGGAAAACTTGGCTTCCACGATCTGGAAAACTACCGTTATTACGGTGATTTACTCACTGCCCAAAAGCCGGTTGAAAAAGCCCTGCTGATCTATAAACGGCATGGCAATAACAGTTTTCCCTTTGATTTTATGAACCAGCTTTACTGGTTCAAGCTGGACATGGATAAGTACAACGATGCTTTAAAACTGGCAGATCTGGACAATGAAGACTGGCTGGAAGCCGAGAAGGAAGAAGCAGAGCTGGAAGCGCGCGACAATGCGTTAAAAAATAGCAATACCGTGACCAAGATTGTCAACTGTAAGCCTACAGCCCTGTATTACCAGTACAGCGACGAAACCGACGAAGCATGGTATTTCTTTAATATTGATTTTCCACGTAATGCACCAGCTGTACAAAACACCTTTACCGGTTCCCAGCTGGCGGCCGCATCAGAGTTTAAAAAACGCCTGTTGGCCATCGCTCCTGGCGTGGTGTACACCGGGTCAGGTGGCCAGCTGGATAAATTGCTGGAACACTGGATTACCGATATTAAGCGCGTTCAGCTCATTAATTATGTGGGCTATCACAATGAGCTAAAAACCTATGTGCTGGGTGATATTGCATACCAGAATGGAAAACAGTTCAAAATCAATAATGAGCAATATTTTGAATTACCGCGCAAGATCAATTTAAAAAGCCGTGCACCATTCCAGTTAAGTATTAACACCCAGCTGGCAGATTATAAAAAAGCCTGGGTAAATGACTTTATTGGCGCATTCCAGGTAAAAGGCCTACTGGCATTGACTGCATTTTTTGGCAGCCTGTATGCCCAGCAGATCCGCCATATGCACAAGTCTTTTCCATTCGTTGAAATTGTCGGTGAACCTGGTACGGGTAAAACCACATTGATCCAGTTCCTATGGAAACTGTTTGGCCGGGCCAACTATGAAGGCCTGGATCCTAACAAAACCAGTAAGGCCGGTTTAACACGTACCTTTCGGCAAGTATCCAATTTGCCAGTGTTACTAATTGAATCTGATCGCCAGGGCGAGAACGCTTCACGCCAGTTCAACTGGGACACCATTAAAACCCTCTATGACGGTGGTTCGCTTGGTGCACAGGGCGTAAAAAATGGCGGCAATGAAACCTATGAGCCACCCTTCATGGGCACAGTCATTATCAGCCAGAATGCTGAAGTATTGGCATCTGAAGCGGTGATGGGCCGTATCGTTCATGTTGGGTTTAAGAAGGATCAACTAACCAAGGAAACCCTGGTTGCTTCACGTCGCTTATCAAAATACGAGCTGGAAGATGTGAGCCAGTTTATTCTGGAATGTCTGCAAAAAGAAAAGGAAGTGCTGCATACCTACAGCCTGCAGCTAAACCATTATGACAGCCAGCTGCACCAGGAAAGCTTAAATATTCAGTCTAGCCGGGTAGTGCATAACCATGCCCAGCTGATGGCCCTGTTTGATGCCATGTGCCAGCACCTTATCACTGTGCCTGCAGAGATCCAGGATCAGGTTAGGGGCGAGCTGGTGAATATGGCCATTAGCCGTGACAAGGTGCTTAAGTCCGATTCCGTCATTGTTCAAAACTTCTGGGACACCTTCGAGCAAATCGAAGGGCATAAGTCACTTACTGAAGAATCAGTGGTGAATCATCATTCCAAATCCACCCTGATCGCCATCAACTTTCCCCAGTTGTACAAGGTCGCTTCAGATCTGCACTACCAGCTGCCGCCAATGCAGGAATTACAGGATGCCCTGCGGCACAGCCAGCATTACCGCTTTATTGAAACTAACCGGATGGTGTCAAGTCGCATCACTCGCAAATCAACCCGCTGCTGGATTTTTGAAAAGCCAGTGGCCAACAGGGATTAATTCCCATTTTTAGGAGGGATAAATGACTGAAATGAATTTGGATGATAGTCCTTACTTTACTCAGTTAAAGGCTGAAAAAGCCTTATTTACTATTCCAAAACTGGAAGGCAATCAGCTGTTCTATTGCACCCAGTGTGGCAATTGCACGCAAGCCCATTTCTATAAGCACGTGTATTCACAGAGCATCAATATGGAAACAGGCGAGGGTTCAGAGCTATTTGAGCATTTTTATGTGTCCCAGTGCTGCCTTGCAGATCTGGCCATCATGGATAACGACACATTTAAAGATATTGAAATTGATCCGATTCACTACTTACCAGTGAAAGACCGTTAAACCAGGCACACAGACAGAAGCGGCCACTTCTGCCTGTGTCACATTCACGTTGGAGACGCAAATGCAAAACGATTCTACAGGTGTACCATGATTGAAGCTAGCACAGTTGAACTTCAGGCATACGCTAAAGCCATGCTGTATGAACTGGAAATGTCCGAGCAACAGCGACTGAAGCAAAAAGTCATACCACCCTGGATCAGCGTTAAGCGGCTATATGCCCGAATTGAACAGGGTTTGCAATGTAATAGGGACGAAGTAGCAAGCCTGCTTCTACCCTACTGGAATCAGGGATGTATTGAACGGCGGCCAACCAATCGATATATCCGGCTAATCCGGTATCCCTAGTAAAACACCCAAACACACCTTTTATGCGCCTCTAAGATGAGGCGTGTTTTTTTAAAATTAAGCAAATTAAACACATTCAGGAATATTATGTCAGCAGGTTTAGAAGTTCGTGGTAATAGCATCCGTATCTGGATGAAGCCCGAAGGTTCCGAGCAAATTAAAGAAACCCTGGACTGGACGGCCACGCCAGAGAATATTGATAAGGCCCGGAAATTATCAGAACTCATTAAACTGGAAATTGAGCTTGGCCAATTCAGCCTGGCCAAGCATTTTCCCAACTCCAAGCATATCCAGAAAAACCAGATCAGCTATTTTGCAAAAATCTGGCAGGAAGCCATCATCAAGGAAGTTTCACCCAGTACCTTTGATGCCTATAAAAGCCAGTTGCACACGCACGTTATACCGCGTTGGGGTAAAATTCACCCCAAAGATATTGACACCAATAGTGTTAAAAAATGGGTTTTTGAATTAAAACAGACCCTTAATGCCAAAACAGTACGTGAGGTTGTTACACGCCTGGCATCAATTCATAGTATCTGGCGTAATGAACAAAAAATTGCCTATAACCCTTTTGAAACCATCACTATCCAGCAGCTGGACACACCGGAGCCAGATCCGTTTACCAAGGCAGAAATTAATACAATCCTGGATACACAGACGGATCTGGATATTGAAAACCTGTTGCCTTGCTTATTCTGGACAGGCCTATCGATCTCTGAACAAATTCCCATTGCCTGGGAAGATATTGACCTGGATAAAGGTACTATCCAGATCAGCCGGTCATATGTCAAAGGAATTTTTCGTGTCACCAAAAACCGTCGCCGGAACCGTGAAATTAAGTTGCTGCAGCCAGCACTGGAAGCCTTAAAAAAACAGTACCAATTGACCGGCAACCGTAAAGGCCATACTGTCCGCATACTGCAGCGTGACAACCAGACCTATAAAACAGAAAGAATCCGGTTTGTCTGGCTCAACTTTGAACAGGCTACCAATTTTGAATATCACGAATTACGCTACCGCTGGAATAAGCACTTACGCAAGGCAAAAGTAAGAATGCGGGGAATTAACCAAGGCAGGCATACATTTGCCAGCCAACTGCTCACCAGTGGCCGTGTACCGCCAGAATGGATTGCTGACCAGCTTGGCCATAGCGATACCAGCATGATCTATAAGCACTATGGCAAACTCATTGCTGAAGATGCACCAGACTACCTAAGCCAGATCAATAGCTATATCAGCACGTAAAATTTTAGTTCTTACTCGCAGCGGATTAAATGCCTGATTTATTCAGGCATTTTTTTGCTTATTTACTTTCTATCTGATTATGGCCATGCAGCCAATTTTATAAAAAACCATATCTGGCCACTTTATTCCGGTGCACAAATTTATCACCGGCCGCTTAAGCATCAACAATATCAAGTAAATTCCCATATTAAGGCAATAGCCTACATGCACATTACTTAAATCATTAAATCATATGTGGTTTTGGTCTTTGTTATCATGGGTTCGAGTCCCATTAGCCACCCCATTTTATATTCCGTAATAGTCCGCCAAAGTCCGTAAAAGCCTTGAAAATAAAGGCGTTCATAAAATTAATCTTCCGTTATCTTCCGTCGAAGTCCGCTGGCTTCCATTGGTTTTTGTAGTACCTGTTGTAGCATTTTATTCACCAAAATTTTGGTGCTAAATAAAAGGTGCTACATAAAATGCCAAAGATCGTTAAACCCTTATCTGACGCGGAAATCAGGCGAGCCAAGCCTAAGGATAAAGACTATAAACTACCTGATGGCATGGGCTTATCTGTGCTGGTGGATACCAAGGGTAATAAATACTGGCGCTTTAACTATCCTAAACCTTATACCAAGAAACGCAGCACGTTAGGCTGGGGCAGCTATCCAGATGTCACTTTAGCCGATGCACGCGAAAAGCGCGAAATTGCCCTGAAGCTATTAGAGCAAAATATTGATCCGGTGGACTATAAAAAAACTGAAGCTGATAGTAATTCAGAGCTGGCCAAAAATACATTTAAACATATTGCCCTGGAGTGGCTGGATCGGCAGGATAATTATGCAGATGCTACCCGTGCCAAAAGTATATATCTTCTTGAATGTGCTTTTGCGCTGATCGGTGATAAGCCTATAGCCAAAATTACGCCTTTAGAAGTTCTAAGCGTATGCCGGGTTGAAGAACAAAAGGGCCTGCTAGAAAAAGCTTCAAAAATTAAATCAAAGTGCGCCCAGGTATTCCGGTATGCCGTGGCCACTGGCCGTTGTGAGCGAGATCCAACGGTAGACCTACGTGGTGCACTGAAAACACCTAAAACCAAGCATCACGCTGCTGTGATTGAGCCGGAACGGGTAGGTGAGCTGCTGAAGGATATTGACCAGTACAAAGGCCACATGATCACTCAGGCCGCCCTAAAAATCGCTCCATTAACATTTGTTCGCCCTGGTGAGCTTCGGTCAGCCAAATGGAGTGACATCGACCTTGATAAGAAACTGTGGACCTATACACCACGTAAAACGCAAAATTCCACCGCAGTAGATCACATTGTACCTTTGTCCACTCAGGCCGTGGCAGTGCTGTCTGATCTCAAAACACTAACTGGCCAAAGTGAGTATGTTTTCCCGTCCACCTTTTCCTTTCAAAAGTGTATGTCAGAGAACACAGTAAATCTGGCATTGCGCCGTATGGGTTGGTCTGGTGAGGAAATGTGTGGTCATGGATTCCGTGCAATGGCCCGGACAATACTGGAAGAAGTTTTGGAATACCCGATTGAAATTATTGAGCAGCAGCTGGCGCACCGGGTAAAGGATGTGCATGGCCGGGCATATAACCGAACCAAGCACTTGGCCAAACGTACAGAAATGTTGCAGCGGTGGGCAGATTATTTAGATGAATTAAAGCAGAAATCAATTTGATTTCTGCTTGATGTCAGGTTCTGGGTGTTCAGCATTTTTAATCTGCTTTTCCTGCCATGCAGTAATATCGGATTCTAGCCAGCCTACTGCACGGCCACCCAGCTGGTAATTTTTTGGAAAATCGCCAGTTTCCATATCATCATAAATTTTTGATTTCTTGATGCCACAGCGTTCAATGACATCAGGCAACCTCAGGTATTTAAGCGCTACCGCTCCCATATTATTTACCTCCTAATCACATCCTATTTTGGCAAAGGATGCCCCGCCGTAGCAGGGCGGGTTATTAAGCATTTAATTCATTCAGGCGCTTGTCGTAAACATCCCACATAGCCTGCTGGATGGCCGGGTCTAAAAACTCAATTTCAGTAGATAGTTCGCCCAGCACATCAGAGTCGTTACAAGCTTCCATACGAGCCTTTAACGATAGTTTTTCAGTAGTGGTAGGTTGTGCAGCAGCGTTCATCAGTTCGCTGGTGCGCTTTTCCCGTGCGCTCACGATAGTTTCAATGTCACTATCATTTAGTCCATTCGTGTAACGCTGTATCATTCTGACATCAGCCGCACTATTTGCCCTGGCGATTGATTCCAGCAGTTTTGCTACGCGCTCAGGATCACCCGCCGCTTGCGCCTGTTCTGGTTCATCGTCAAACATTCCAGCAGGCTCTGGCTTGGGTTCTGGTGTGGCCTTGGCGGTTTTGGCAGGCTTAGTTTTTTCAGGTGCTGGTTCTGCAGCAGATTCCACAACAACGGTTTCAGGCTTTGCGGTACGTGCTGGGCGTGAGTTGCGGATGTTATCAACAGTTTTTTCTACTTTTTCCACAAGCTGCTCGGACTGTGGTGTCACATCAACCAGATGTGTGTCCTGCACTTCCTCGGCAGTATGCAAGCCCATAGCCAACTCAGGCGCATAGGCACGCACCAGCCAGCTTGCAGCGCGATACATCAGCATTTGCTGTGGCATAGTTTTCCACTTGCTACCGCCTTTGCCATACCAGCCTTCAGCCTTGGCTAATGCAATAGTAATGTCACTGCCTGTAATTTTCTCACCCGTTGCAATCTCAGTAGCGTAGGCACGGCAGCCCCAAGTGTCGGTACCCTGTTCACCAAAAAATTCATAACGCAGGGCAGAGAAGCGGCCGCAGGCGTTAAAGGTGGCAATTAAGAACTGGCTGGACCAGGTAGGGCGATTATGCACAATCACAAGGTTTTGCATCACCATCAGCGGATCGGCGCCGATGCGGCAGGCCATGTTTAAAGCGACTACGCAATTGGCAACATTGCCCTGGTATTCTTTTGGCACCAGACCAGAGCTAGCCAGCAGTTTTCCGGCACGCTGGGCCAGATCAAAGCTGTCACTGTTGGTCATACCAACTTGAGTATTACGTGGAGCAACAGCACGATTGGCGCGGATTTCTTCGGTTGTCATTACTTGTGCGGTCATGATTTCTTATTCCTTATTTGCGAAATGGGCAAGTTTGATGCGCAGGGCAAAACTTTGCACTGCACAGGGTTGATTTTGGGTTGCCGTAGAACAGGCCATTTTTGAGGATCTGGCCAGCGTGATGCAGTAGACCATGACGGTCATCAGAGCCTAGGAGCGCGTCCATCGGGTCGGGAATTTCACCCACACCTGCATGTTGTCCTTTGGCAGTTTTGCCTGTGGTTAGGCCATAGATACGGGCAGGGGCAAGCAATTGCTCATTTAAGGCATGTTCGGCGAGCAAGGTATAAACACCCATTTGTACGCCATGGCCAGCCGTTTTAACCGTACCATCAGCAGAGCAAGCTGTTTTGCCTGTCTTAATGTCGCCAATACCCAGTTGCCCGTTGTCGTGCTGATAAATGCGGTCAATAGTTCCAGTTAAGGTAATACCAATATCAGCCAGCGTTAGCGCCTCGGCCCTCACCTCAACACCGATATAGTGCTGAGTGCCTGCAATATCGCTGATGTACTTGCGGATCAGGGCGCGGCCTGTGGTTTCTGCGGTTTGCTGGTCGGTGTCCGTCCAGTCCACATCCTCATTCGGGTTCCAGATGGCATCTACCAGCACGGTGTCACAGTCGTCCAGTGAAACTGTGGTTTCATTCATTACTGCATAGTCATGCAGCGTAGTGGCTTCGTGAATTGCAGTGCCCATACGGCCAGCACCACCAATGGGCAAACGGCGGCCCAGTACGTTTTTGGTTTCCCAGCGTGCCGGGCAGTCAAATAGCTCACTAAGGGAACTTGCGCGGATAGAAAATGGTGCGTTCATCAGTGTTCATCCTCCCACTGAAGAAATTCAGCCTCGCTAACTTCTTCACCATTAACGAAAAACTTGTCTGCTAGATGCGCGCCCTCGTTACTGCTTTCTAACGCATCAACCTCAGTAGCTGCCTCATCAGATAGTCGCTCAGTAACGTCAACCATCTGTTGCAGAGAGATAGTTTGAGGTTCTGGCTCATCTTTATCTGGTGATTGAAATTGCACTTTGATATCAGAAATATCAATGCCATTGCCTTCAAGGACTTTCGCTAGACTGCCAATGGTCATTTGTGAAAATGACAAATATGCTTTGATCTTTTCCATCATCACACCCCACTGGCCGAAGCAATCAGATATTGGAAAAAGCTGACGATGATAAAAACCAACATCAGCAGACCGACAAAGCTTAAAGCCCAATCCGCAAATTTTTCACGGTGAGTTGAGTTGCCAAGCTGCGGTGTCATTTTGTCCAGCTCATTGAGGCTAGGCACTGGTGTCACAGCGGGCGCTTGCTCGCTCTTGGTGACAAATTCTTGCATTGCTGACATAATGTTTTTACTCCAGCTGGTTGGGGTCTGGCCTCCGGTAGTTGCTGCTACGCGGGGGCTTCTTTTTGCCTTTATATTGGCTTGTTGAACTAATGTAAGATAACTTATTTTTACTGTCAAGAATATTTATAAGTTTTCTTATTTTTCTGCTATATTAAAAAAAGAAACCCAGCGCGTGGCTGGGTATAGGCAATAAAAAACCCGCACGGGGCGGGCTGGGGATGGCTTTGAGATCGCAACTAACCAATGGGCGTTTCGTAAATGTCTTCTAAAGATATCAAGGTAAATTTGGGTCGACTATTACCCACGCGTGTTATAGTTAATTGAATAGTGACTGGCTTTAATAACCATTCTTTATTAATTATTTCTGGATTTAAAATATCTCCGTCAATTTTACCTTTAATTAACTCGTTATCTATTGAAGTTCGAAATTCAAAAGTGCGACTTACGGGTAAGACGCCTTCAAATTTCCCAGTGAAAGGTACTCGTTCTTCATGGATATTATCGTCCTTTAAGCGGAAGACTGCCTTTTCCAGTTGTTGACGATCAGAAAATCTAAAAAAATGATTATTAAACTCAAGACCACACCAAGAATCCTGGTCATTAAGAAAACCAAGAAAATCGTGAACTTTTTTTATAGCTCTAGGGTTTACTTCATCTACGATATCGCTTAACTGGTCATCTGTGCCCGTAGCTGCTACCTCAAAGAGCTTTTGCGCTTCCTCAATAGCTTTCTCAACAATTGATGGGTTAGGACATAAGTCTGTCTCATCGGCCTTAGGAAGCTCGAATTCGAAACCGAAAGAACCTATAGCTGTATTGGTAATCATGAGCTGGTTGAATTGACTATCAGGTATCGGCCCCATGGAGTGCAGAACATTTTCAAAACTAGCAGATAGGGTGCTGATAGCTTCAGAGAATAGATAGGTGGCCTTGGCAGCAAAACGTGCAGAAATAGCTTCGCTTCCATGTACTGGGCTACCTCGGAAAGTTAATTTGGCCTTTTTGTTGATGTGATAGGGATTAACTGCATTAAGTTCTTCTTGAACTTTTCCCAATCTGTATTCCAGGCCAATCCGATCAATGACGTTTTCTTCAGGTATCTGACTTAAAAGCGTTTTTAGAGCATCTACTTCGGAAAATAGGCGGGTGTATTGATTAGCATTCATTTACATCTCCTCCTATATCTGTAAGTAATTTTGAAGCTACGGCATCGTCACCAGGTGACAGTGGAACATGAAAAAACCCTTTCCACATATTATCACTTTTGCGATGAGACCACATGCTATACCAGTAGGAAATAGTATTAACAGAGTACGCTGTCAAACCTTGGCCCAATACCATTTGATATCCATCTACACTATATTTCTTCTTGGCTTCATGAGGTAAGAATAAATCGCCTGCTTTTGGCATGAAACTTCTTTGAGTCTCACCGGGCGGCAATTCGAAGAATGTGACAGCATCAATGTCGTTAGGCGGCCTAGACTCTAAGGTTTCAATATCGGTCACGAAGCTTCCGTTAAGCCACTGAAAGCCTTCGATTACACCGGCTTTATAAAGCTCTTGCCTATAGTTTAGTAATCCCTTCAAGATATTGATGCGTGCATGCGTAGCCGCGAAAATATCTATAAAGGCTGGCATTGTGCAAACGTAAGGAGAACGTTGGAGACTAGATCCAGACTCTCCTGGAGCTATAGGGGGAATAACGCCCGCCATATCAAACAATTGAATTTTTTTAATCATTTCTTACTACGCTTCTTCAAAAAATCGTATACCGCCCCACGACCTTACCCACCAGCCTGCAGTTATGATCCACTGGCATGATCTTTTCATGCCAGTTCGGATTTAACGCCCGTAAGTAATAACGACCACTTTCCACCACCAGTTCTTTAAACGTTGCCTCACAGTCACCGTCGCAGGCCATCACCACCAGATCCCCAGTATTTAGCTCATCAATCTGGAAGGTAGGATTAACGTATATCCGATCATCAGGTTTAAACATCGGCTCCATGGACACGCCTTTAACGATCAAGCCAAAGCCGTTTTTACCGGCCCTAGGGTCATAAGGCAGCCATTCGATGATGTTGGATAAATCAGAGGCCATTACTGGTGTCCAGTCCCCAGCCTGCACCCATGAGATTACCGGCATAGATGCGGGTGGCATATCAATAAGCTCGGTGCCAGTTGGTGGCAAAAAAGCTTTGCTGTTCCACTGATCTGGCGATTGTCCGGATTGAAATTGTTGTTGTGATTTAGGGCGAATTCCACCATAAAGAATATAATCAGTCGTAACACCAAAATGATCTGCTATTGCTTTTAAAGGTGCAGCTTTTGGTAAATAGCCATCCTTCTCCCATTCCGTTACGGCTGGAGCACTTACATCTGCAATTTTAGCTAACTGGGCTTGAGTTAGCTTTTTCTCTTTTCTTAGCGCACGGATGCGCTGCCCCACAGTTTGATTTTCCATATAAGTTATCTTACATGTTGCAAAAATAAGTTTTCTTTGATTTAATTAATAAGAAATCTTATTTTTGAGTTATAGTTATGACCAAGCAAGAAGCATTTGACTTACTTAGCTGCAATGGAAAGGAGCTGGCTGCAAAGCTCGGTATTGAACCATCCGCTGTTTATCAATGGCCAGAAACCCAAATCCCTTTAGCGCGTGAATATCAAATTCGTGATTTGGCAGCCGGAAAGCAGCCAATTACAAAACCAGCCACCAACTAACCAACCACCCAAAGGACTGGCCCAGATACCGGAATCACCACTATGAGCCTTGAAAAGAAATCTACACATGTTCGCTTGTCCCCTGAAATTCATGAGCGTGCAAAAGTTTTAGCCAACATCAAGGGTAAGGACCTTGCCCAGTACCTTGCCTTTTTGCTTGAAAAAGAAATCGTGGGTGAGTGGCATGTTTTAAATTTACAGGCAAAGTCTTTTGAGCGCTTGGGAATAGGAGCTTTGGTGCGGGACTTGTCAACCGAGGTATGGGATGGCGAGGGATTGGCAGGGAATGAGCAATAAAAAAACCCGATTGCGCAAACAATCGGGTTTTAGGTGTTCGTAATGAATTACGAACTTAAATCAAGAAATAGGATTTAAACATCATGATTAAAAATAGTCAACCGCCAAAAATTACTTATTCAAACAGTGATTTGGTTTTGCTTGAAGAAAATGAGCGCTTAAAAAGCTCACGTGACTTTTGGCGCTTTATGTTCTTTGCCGCCGTTTTTTGCTATGGCTTGGTTTTGTGGGGGCTGGGTGGATGAGCATAAACACGCATAGATGCCAAGGCCATCACCACAGCGCCAAGTTCGACAATATCCCTTTTGTCTGCTGCCAGCGCTGCAAGCACTACAGCACGGGTAAAGATGCACAACGGGCGCCGAGCTTGCTTAAAGAGTGGGTGGGTGGCATTTGTCCGAATGAGGAGCGCAAGTCATGAAAACCTACTACATGACATGGGACATTATTGACATTACCGACAAAGTTTTGGCTGGCGAAATTGCCAATAGTTTTGAATTTTTCAAAGACAACTTTGGCGGTAATTGCTTAGAGCTGTTTTATGACCGCAATGGCAAAAAGAAGCCTGCCAAGCGTCGCGGCTGGTCAGCGACAATCACAGTTGTCGCGGTTGGTGAAGGCGGCATAAAGCATGAGCTGGTTTTGGATTACACCCCAGACCGCAAAATGTTTTTAAAAGAGTTTATGGATGGCATTACGGGCTACTGGCTTGCCGAATGCGATGCAACCTTGCCTGATACCGACTGCGAAAGTGCTACAGCTTATGCGAGCTGCAAAGCCCCAGATGCATCACCAAAAACCAAGATCAAAAAACACAAGCAACCGATGCGCAAGGTTAAGCGGCAGTCCGAAGATACGGCATTTAATGCCGTTGCTGATGCATCCGCCAATCAGCCGCGCATTCGTGTGTCGCTGGAGGATTTGTAGCCATGATCCACTATCAGTCACACACCAATTATGCGAGGGCGAAATGAATAGCGATGTAGGCATATGGATGCCTTTATATATTGGTGACATGCTCGCAAAAGTTACCCGCTTGACCACCGAGCAGGTAGGGGCTGCCAACCTATTGATGTGGGACTATTGGAGGAATGGCAGTATTCCGGATGATAACCAGACCGTTGCCAATATCACGCGGCTATCAGTTGCAAAGGTAAAGGGGTTAAAGCAGGTGCTGGTTAATGCAGGCCTGTTTGTTATTGCAGACGGAATGATCACCTCAACTTATTTGGACGATTTAAAAACTCAGGCAACCGATAATAAAGCTTCTAAGTCAGATAAAGCCAAGAAAGCTGCTGAAGTACGCTGGGAAAATGAGCGTAAAGCAAAGGAATTAGCAGAGCAACAAGCATTGCATGAGCATCATTCTAGCAATGCTAATGCAATGCCTGAGCATATGCAGAATGAATGCTTGGGCATTGCTCAGGACATGCTTGGCGGATGCCCGTCACCTTCACCTTCATCTAATAATAATAACCCCCCCCAAGGCGCAAGCGCGGACACACGCGAAAAGATCCTTGTCGATACGTTTGCACCCAATCTGGCTGATGTGAATGTTCGATTAAAGAGTTCGGGGCATAAAGAAATTGATGCAACGCTGATGCTCAAAGAGTTAGCCAGATTCAAGGATGAATATTCTAAAAACTCAATTGCTTACCCTGAAAACTGGTATCTGGGCAGGTTTAGCAGCTGGATCATGACAAACCATCCCTCACGACAGCCTAGTAGTAAACCCTCAAGAGCCATTCAGGCCAAAACCAGTGGTGCAGTAAATCAGAACTGGCCAGGTCACGATACCCCACAGCCAATACAGGACTTTGACGAAGAAGCCTGGCAAGCAGGATTTGCGGAGGATGGATTGCTATGAACACCATGATTGATTTAACAGAGCTTACCCAAAAGCAAACCCGCCCAATCAATTGCCATGAACACGGTCAGCAGCTTGAAACTGGTTACATGGGTAGATGGTTTGGTTGTCCCGTATGTGCAGACATTGCATCAAAAAAACAGCAGGAGGCTGAAAAACTGGAACAACAGCGTGAATTTTTTGCTGCCATGAATTTGCCAGAGTTATTTAAAAATTCAGGGCTTGCTGGCTACAAAATCACGGATGCCCGACAGCAGCCTGTAATTGCCCGGTTGCGTGAGTATGTCGAAGAAATCAAAACAGGTAGTAGCAAAAACCTGATTCTGGCTGGTGCAACTGGTACCGGTAAAACGCATTTGGCTTGTGCGATTTTGCGCAACATTGCGCATTTTAATATTCGTTGCCGCTATGTGTTTAGTGCGGATTTTTCAGCGCAGATCCGTGCAAGTTGGGATGCTAAGACCCGCACTAAATTTGAATCAGAAGTGATTGATTATTTCGGTAGTGTGCCTGTGCTGCTGATTGATGATTTTGGTGTGAATGATCTTCTGAAGTCTGATATTTGGTCGGCATTGTTTGATCAGCGTTACCGCGAGAATAAACCAACGATTATCACCACCAATCTGGATGAAGTAGAGCTGGTCAAAATGATTGGTGATCGTGCTGCTGATCGGGTGTTGCCAAAATCGTTATGGGCTAACTGTGTATGGGGTAGTTATCGCCGTGTGTCATCCAGCATGGAGCGAATCTAATCATGCGAATGATGAGCGAAGCACAGGCCATGGTCCTACTGGGTAAGCACTACAAGAAACCACGGGATACCAAGCCTAAGGCATCCAAGTATAAAAATACTAAGGTGAAGCTGGATGGTAAGACGTTCGACAGTCAGAAAGAGGCCAGCCGGTACCAGGCTTTAAAACTCAAAATGCAGTCTGGCCAGATCACGGATCTAAAACATCATGTGTCTTTTGAATTGCAGCCCGCGGTGAAATTTGAGAACGAAAAGCGCAAGAAGCCAGCCCTGCGATACATCGCTGATTTTGTCTATGTGGACGTTAAAACAGGCTTGCAGGTCGTTGAGGATGTTAAGAGTGCTATGACGCGGAAGCTGGCCGCATATCGCCAGAAAAAGCATTTGATGATGTCAGTGCATGGCATCGAAATTCAGGAGGTTTAAGAAATTCAGGGAAATACAACAAATCGGGATGTCAAACAGAGCAGTCAGCAAATAGGGTGGTTAGTATGAAAAAATCTCATGTAGAAATTGTGCTTGAAGCCATCGAGGATTTACATGCACAAGAACAGATTGTCACACGGGAAACATTGGCTGAGCTTACTCAGTTGAAATTAACAGTTATTGATGATCGTTTGGCGTATCTGGTGGATTCTGGACAGATTCATCGGGTGCAGCGCGGTGTATTTGTGCCGGCACCAGTGCATAAGCCAGCCCGTATCATCAGCAAGATTGTTTTGCCAGGTGGCATTGTTAAGCTGGAAATCGGTGATGACTATGTGCTGACACTCACACCACGTGAGGCACGCACACTGGGTAACCTGATGATGGCTGATAGTTTGCAATATGCCAATATTGAGTTGGGCCATCATACTGCAGTGATGTCGAGTGAGTTTGGTGCGCAATTACGGGAAGTACAACGTACACTGGCCAAGCTAAATGGCGACTTTAAGAAATCCCAGCAGATTGAAAACGCTGAGGCTGCTACAGAACATCTGTAATCCTAATAAATCATGCAGGATTGTGTTGGAAAGTGGGAGGCGCTGATTGATGAAACAATCGGCACTGAATTCTTAAGGCTCACTACAGTGGGCTTTTTGTTGCAGTAAAAAGCCTGAATTAATCAGGCTGATTGTAGTTACTTGTTGATGGCTTTAATGTCCATCGCTTCCATGCTTTTGCTTTGCCTGCCTTGACATTAAGCAACCCGGCTGTAGCGTTGCAGTATTCTCCGCCCGTACCGCGCTTGCCGCCTGTGCGCTTAAATACGGTGTCAGCAGGGGCAAATAAATGTGGGTTTTGGCGTACAAACTCATATAGATTTTTAAACTTGTACTCGGTGCCATCTGGTGAGATAAGCCACCAGTCTACTGCCTGCACATTAGACGCAAACTTGCCAGCAAGTGGACTAAGTTTAGCGGCCTCAGTTGCCATAATCTGGCCTGCATTGCTGTGTGGTGCACACTGCGGCTTTTTGGTGCCGATGTCCTTGCGTTTTGCCTTGCTGGCTGCTGCTGGTGCGCCAAGCTCCCAGCGTTTTTTGGCTACTGTGTCGTAAGCCAGTCCAAGATCACGGGCCAGCTCAGTATTGTTTTTTGACCAGTCTGCCTGTGACCAATCCACTTTGCGCGGCTTTGGTTTAACTGTCTTGCCAAGCTTGGCGCGGTAGGTGTAGATCGTATGCAGCTTAACGCCCATCTTTGCTGCTATTACATCGTTGGGCTGGCTCCAGTCAATCGCCAGCCAGTCAGATTTACTTGCCATAAATACCGTCAACTTAAATGTTTTTTAGTGCATAGCGCGGATGCTGACCACAGGACAATAAAAACATGCCCCAGGTGGTCGGGTGTGGTCGTTGCTCCCCCTTTTCCCAGCGCTGCCAGTTTGAGATATTAACGCCTGCTAACTTGGCGCATTTAGCCTGAGTGCCGACTTGTTTGCGCAAGTCTTTTATTTGCTCGGGTGTGGGTGGCTCAACGGGCACGTTATCCCATATTTGCACAGGCTGGTTGTACTCAGCTGCGACTGCATTAAACATGCGCTCGGCGGCCATATCTTTGTCACCACCATTGGTCAGGTGCGCTTGATACCATGTAGCGATTAACGCGCCCACATTGTCGGGGTTGGCAAAAATAGCGCGGTCAAGCTGGTTGTGGTCTGCCAGCTCATGGATTGCTGACCAGTTAAATTGCACGTGGCCGGTGTCCTGATCGTGCCATAAGCCTAAATCAGCAAAATCCAGATTGTCCGGCACGCTAATTTGTTTTTGTTGTTGCATAGGTTGCTCCAAAAGATAAGCCCCATTGCTGGGGCCTTGTTGGTTTATAGGACTTCGATTGATTCAGGGTTGTCCCAGTCCAGGTTGTCGTCTTCCAGGCGGCCATCTTTGTAATTTTTAAATAACCAGGTTACGCGGTATTCATTGCCATCTTTGTCGGTTGCTAGGGCGCTAAACTCATCCCAGTACATTTCACATTCTTCACCGTCTACTTCTTCAGTCCAGCTATCGTTAAACCAGCCTGCAAATACGCGGTTGGTGCGCTCAGCTTGGTCGGTAAAGGTTAGGTCATTGATAGTAATTGCGTTCATTTTGATTCTCCGCCCGTGTAATGCGCTGGGCTTGCGCCGACTGCGTTATCGCTGTCTATGTAGCTATATTACCGCGAATTGCGGTAAGCGTCAACACCTATATTTAATTATTTACTACCGTTCGTCGGATTTGATCTGATGGGCTTTTTTGTCGCACTTGCATGAGTGTGTGGATTGGAAGAACACCCCTGTAAGGTTCGACACCTCCATTCCTATTGCCTGATTATTACCTTGTACAGAGGTAGTATCTATGGCAGACGACAAAACCACAGACTGGAAAAAGATTGAGCTGGATTATCGCGCTGGCGTTAAAAGCTTGCGTCAGATTGCCAGTGAAAATGGTATTTCGGATACCGCCATTCGGAAGCGAGCCAAAAAGGATGAATGGACTCGTGATTTATCAGCACGTATTCAAGCTAAAGCAGATGATCTGGTTCGCAAGGATCAAGTTCGCGCTGAGGTTCGCACAAGAACCACTGTTTCAGAGCGTGAGATTGTTGAATCAAATGCTCAGGCTATTGCTACTATCCAGCTTAACCACAGGAAAGACATTCAACGTTCCAGAAACATAGCCATGAATCTTATGGCTGAACTTGAGCAGCAATCTGGCCTTGATAACGCTGATTTGCTTGAGCAGCTTGGCGACTTGATGCGCAATGAGGATGACAAAGGGCAGGATAAATTAAACGATTTGTACTGCAAGATTATTTCTCTACCTGGTCGCGCTAAAACCATGAAGGATCTGGGCGAATCATTACGGGTTCTGATTGGCCTTGAGCGCCAGGCATTTAATATGGATTCTGCCAATATCAATGATTCAGTTGCTGGTGGTACTGGCAAGCAAATGTCAGATGCTGAAAGGGCTGTTCGCCTATCACGCTTACTTCAATCCAATCCGGATGCATACCAAGCATTATTGGCGTTAAGAAATGGTGGCAGTAATGGCTAATGAAATAGAGCTAACGACTGCTTCATTGATGGAACTGCTTCAACATTTTGATCCTAAGGCACGCCAAGAACTCGACCAGCTATTACTTGCTGGTGATGCGCCATTATGGGTACCACAAGAAGGCCCACAACAAACGGCTTATGACTCACAGGCCGATATTGTGTTTTATGGTGGTGCTGCTGGTGGTGGTAAGACTGATTTACTGCTGGGACTGGCTTTAACATCTCAACAGCATTCTATTATTTTCCGGCGTGAAGCAGTGCAGTTGGTTGGTATTGAAGAACGCATGACGTCGATTCTTGGTACACGTAAAGGCTATAACAGTCAGTCTGGTGTTTGGCGCTTGCCCGGTAACCGGGTAATGGAATTGGGCAGCGTAAAAGAGCCGGGTGACTGGATTAAATATCAAGGCCGCGCCCATGACGCCAAGCTATTTGATGAGATATGCCACTTTGCCGAATTGCAATTTAGAACATTGATTGGCTGGTTGCGTACCGATCAACCCGATATACGGCAGCGTGTCGTTTGTGCAGGCAATCCACCCACCACTGCAGAAGGTGAGTGGGTAAAGCGTTTCTGGGCTGCATGGCTAGATCCACAACATCCAAACCCGGCAAAGCCTGGTGAATTGCGTTGGTATGTCACCAATGAGAAAGGCGAGGACGAAGAAGTCCCCGGGCCTGACATGGTGAAAGTTGGCGACGACATGATGAAGCCAAAAAGCCGGACATTTATTCCATCTTCAGTCAATGACAACCTATTTTTACTTTCCACTGGCTATAAGGCTACCTTGCAAGCCCTGCCTGAGCCACTGCGTTCACAAATGCTACGTGGTGATTTTAATGCTGGTGCAGCAGACCCGGCATGGCAGGTTATTCCCACAGAATGGGTGAAAGCTGCCCAGGCACGCTGGAAACCACGTGAAGTAAAAGGCCCTATGACAGCTTTGGGTTTTGATCCGGCGCGTGGCGGTATTGATAAGTCATCACTGGCCAGACGCCATGACAACTGGTTCGATGAAATGATTTCTGCACCTGGTGCAGTCACGAAAGATGGCCCTACTGCTGCTGCATTTGTTGTGCCTTACATTCGTGATGGTGCATGTGTTTGTGTCGATAGCATTGGGATTGGTTCAAGTGCACTGGATTTCCTCGTAGGCCTTAATCTCAATGTGCTGGCTGTGGTTGGTAGTGAAGCTTCGCATGTTCAAACCAAGGCTGGAAACATCCGCATGCGCAATAAACGGGCTGAAATGTACTGGCGTTTGCGTGAGGCATTAGATCCTACAGCACCTGAACCAATCGCGCTCCCACCAGATTCCGAGTTACTGGCTGATCTTACTGCTGTCCGTTACAAGGTGGTCACTATGGGCAAAGTGGCTGCCATTCAAATGCGCGATAAAGATGAGATTCGTGAAATGTTAGGCCGTAGCCCGGATAAAGGTGACGCTGTGGCAATGACTTTTGTGGAAGGCATACCAGATTCCAATTCAACACGTGACACTTATGAGGAAGCAGAAGCCACAGACTGGCGCTATGCCTAGGAGAAAATAACATGCAGACCGTCGAAGAAAGCACTGCACCCGTAATGCCGCAGTCAGATGATGTGCTAAGCCAGTATGAATATGCTGAAATCATTGGTGAGATTGAAGAACAGCCAGCCTGGCGCCGTGTGGCTGATAAGGAAATGGATTATGCCGATGGTAACCAGCTCAATGGTGAACTGCTGAGCCGCATGGCTGAATTGGGCATTCCGCCTGCGGTTGAGGATCTGATTGGTCCGGCACTGTTATCAATTCAGGGTTATGAATCCAAAACCCGGACAGACTGGCGTGTGACCCCTAACAATGGAAGCGACGGTCAGGACGTCGCAGACGCTTTAAACTTTAAGCTCAATCAGGCTGAGCGTGAATCTAAAGCAGATATGGCCTGTGGCAAAGCATTTAGGCCACAGATTGGTTGTGGCGTTGGCTTTGTAGAAGTATCAAAGGATTCTGACCCGTTTAAGTTTCCATACCGCTGTATGGCTGTGCATCGCAACGAGATCCACTGGGATATGAAAGCGATTGAGCCAGATTTATCTGATGCGCGCTGGTTGCGTCGTCGTCGCTGGTTGCATCCAAATCGGGTGAAGCTGGTATTCCCACAGCATGCTGAGCTGATTGATAACTGTGGTAAGCATGGCGGTTCATGGTGGAGTGATGAAACCATCAATGAAGGTGGTGTCAGTACTGGCTTGCAGAACGCATGGAATGAAGCACGTGCATGGACACAGCAGGAAGATTACTGGTACAACCCGGCTACCAAGGAAGTCTGCTTATCTGAACTCTGGTACCGTCGGTGGGTTCAGGTGCACGTCTTAAAAACATCAGATGGCCGTGTGGTTGAATATGATGAGGATAATGTGGCGCATAATCTGGCCATTGCCAGTGGTAAGGCCGAAGTACAGCTGGCGACTGTGACCCGTGTGCGTCGTGCTTACTGGCTTGGCGGTCATTGCCTGTTTGATGGTCCAAGCCCATACACGCACCGGCATTTTCCCTATGTGCCGTTTTGGGGATTCCGTGAGGATAATACCGGCGTGCCATATGGCTATGTGCGCGGCATGAAATATGCGCAAGATAGTTTGAACAGCAGTATCAGTAAGTTGCGCTGGGGCATGAGTGTGACCCGGATTGAGCGCACCAAGGGCGCAGTTGATATGACTGACGCCCAGTTGCGTCGTCAGGTTGCAAGGCCTGATGCAGATATTGTACTGAACGCCAGCAAGATGGCTGAGCCTGGTGCACGCTTTGACGTCAAGCGCGACTACAACCTCACCGACCAGCATTACCAGATGCTCAATGACAACCGCAGTACCATTCAGCGCGTGAGCGCAGTCACCAGCGGCTTTATGGGTAAGGAAGGCACTGCACGCTCAGGATTGCAGGAACAAACGCAGGTTGAACAGTCGAATCAGTCACTGGCCAGCGTCATGGACAATTTCCGCTTTGGCCGTAGCCTGGTGGGTGAATTACTGCTGGCCATGATCATTGCAGACATGGGCAATAAAACACAAAGTATCGTAATTACTGGTGATGCGATCCGGCCAGAACGCACCGTAGTGATCAATAAGCCGGAAGTTGATGAGCAGGGTTATCCATATCTATCCAATGACCTGCAGCGTACACGCCTGAAAGTTGCCCTTGAAGATGTACCAAGCACCAACAGCTATCGTGGCCAGCAGCTTAATGCCATGTCCGAAGCGGTTAAATCCATGCCGCCACAATACCAGGCTGCTGTTCTGCCATTCCTTGTATCACTTATGGACGTTCCATTTAAACAGGAAGTGGTTGAAGCAATTCGTGCCGTGGATCAACAACAGACACCAGAAGCCTTCAATGAAGCGGTACAAAAAGGCATTGAGGAAGCGATGGTTAAGGCTGCCCATGATCTTAAACTGCGTGAGCTTGAGCTTAAAGAGCGTGTGGCGGAAAGCGAAATTAAAGGTTTGGATGCCAAGGCAGTACAGATTGGTGTGCAGGCTGCGTTCTCTGCCATGCAAGGCGGTGCTCAGGTTGCGCAGATGCCGATGATTGCACCGATTGCTGATGAGATTATGAAAGGTGCAGGCTATAAAAAGCCTAACCCAATGGGTGATGATCCGAGTTTCCCAATGCCGCAGAATGTACCTGTGCCTACTGGCCAGCCCGCATTAACTGATGTGCATAAAAATACCAGCCCTACCTTTCCACCAGTGCCAAGTGATGGTGTATCATCTATGAGTGGGATTGAAACAGCCAGTGCCGCTGATAATTTACCAGCCTAATGCAGTTACCCCTGTAAGGCATGATTAATAAATACCACTTCTCAATAATTAAGGTAAGCACTAACGCTTGCCTTTTTTATTGAGTGAAACATGAGCCAGTCTGAACAACAGATCGAGCAGGAAATCCAAGCCAAAGGCTTAAATGCACCACGTTTAACGCCTGCTGATATTGACCGCGTGATTATTGGTGAACACTACTTCACTGCGGCACAAGGCACCGCAAAAGCCATGGAAGATGCTGCTTTTGTTAATGGGTCACTAAATGGCGCAGCAATTTTACCAATACCTGCCACTTTGAATCTGCTCACATTCTGCGTACTAACTCTTGAAAACGGCTTTACCGTTACTGGTGAATCGGCATGTGCCAGTCCTGAAAACTTCAATGAAGAAATTGGCAAAAAGATTGCCTATGACAATGCCCGCGAAAAAATCTGGGTATTGGAAGGCTATTTGCTGAAACAGCGACTTTATGATCAGGAACTTTGGCCTGCTTCATATCAGTATTGAGTAATACATAATGGCCTGCCGTCCTGAGTGTTGCGCATGTCTGGAAGGGCTGACCCAAGACGGGTTGGCCCTGACCAATGCTGACTATGACAAGGCTATGGCCATTATTGAACAGCGCACGGATCTCACTGAAACCCAGCGGGAACAAATGCGCATTTATGTCTGGCATTTATTTGATGCCCATAATATTTAAATGAGAGTACGGTTATATGTTTAATCCACCTCATGTTGGTGAAGTGCTGCGGGAATATATTGATCAAACGCCGATTGAGATTGTTGCCAAAGAATCTGGCTTATCTATAGCGCGTCTTTCTGATGTACTGGCTGGAAATACTGCTATTACGCCAGATGATGCTAATGGGCTGGCAAAAGCACTTAATACATCGTCACAGTTCTGGTTAGACCTGCAAGCACAATATGAAAGCAAGCAAAGTGCAGATCTGTAGATCAGCCAAGCGATTGCAGGCCATTCGTACTTTACCTTGCGTACGTTGTGGCAATCCGGATAGTCAGGCAGCCCATAGTAATTTTGCGGAGCATGGTAAGGGCAAAGGTATAAAAGCCAGCGATGAGTTCACCATTCCCTTATGTATTACCTGTCACCAATGGTTTGACCAGTATCAGGGCATGACTGTGGATCAGAGCAGGACATGGTTTGTGGAAATGCTGGATAAGACCAATCGTATGTTGAGTGTTGGCGATGGCCACGAAGTATTCTAAAAAAACATTTATTGTCAGGTCAGAGCAGCACTTAACCAGTGCTGTTGGCCATTTGCTGCAAAACTATCAGGCTGCTATTAATGATGATAAGCCGTTGCATGTGCATGTGACCACCAAGCAGGACAGTCGCAGTGTGGCACAGAACCGCTTGTACTGGATGTGGCTTGGCCAGATTGAAAAGGAAACCGGCAATGATAAAGATGATTTGCACTTTGAGTTTAAAAAGAAATTTCTGATTGCCATTTATGAGCGAGATGACCAGCAGTATGCAGAGATGTGCCACGCCATCAAGGCACTCAGGCAAAGTCATTCAGAACAATATGCGGCGGTGGCAGCTGGTGTAATCCGGGAAACATCAACAACCCGGATGACGCCCAAGCAGTTCACAGAATATTTAAATTCCATCCATGACTATACGCTGGTGAGGTTAGGTATTCTGCTGGCCATACCGGATGAGTTACGGTTTGCTTTTGAATAAAATATTTAAAATTCATATGATTGTATATACAGCAAGGCTTTGAAAGCACTGCTGGTGGCTGTAGAATTATTGATGCAACATATGATTTGATAAATAATTAAACAGGAATCTAATAATCATGCCACCAGAATCAATCCTCATAACAGTCGCTCCAGAAAATGACACCAAAATTTTTAAATGGGAAATTACAGTATCGGAACTTGAGCATAAGTACGAGATTGCTCTATTTGGATTTTTCCCCAACACCCCATTACAGCCAGATCCAATCAACCTTAATAAATTTATTACCTCAAGAATTGAGCATGACTATAAGGAGGCTAGTTATCCAGAGTACAGAGGTACTATTCATGAGTGTCACACAATTATCTGCCGGAAAAATGCCAAGCTTTTACACCAGTTGGTTCTTGAAATTGTTGATTATATTCACTCAAAAGTTGGTGACTTCAAATCCATAGCTTATCAAGGCACTAATCATTACTTGAATTTTGATACGCTCAAGGTCAAGTTTCCTGATATTGAACGCAAATAATCGGCGGCCTTCGGGCTGCTTTTTTATTACCCCTGTAGGGTTTTACTATAAATGACGAATGACTAATTATCAGCTTTTATCAATTTAGGTATAAAGCTATGGTGGACAGTCTGGTTGCAATGAAATCGTGTGCCTCATGCAAGACACAGAAGCCATTAAGCGACTTTAGAGTGGTATCAAGTGACTATAAGCATAAATCAGGTGAAGTTGCATACTATAAAAATGCATACTCTTATTGCTCGGTATGCCACAGAGCGATAGCAAACAAGCTATACAGTGAGGCTGCTGAGCGTCTTATACAATACAGAGGTATTGACCGTTTTTTAGTGGATATGCAGCAGGCATTAAAGTCCAGAAACATGAGCCTGTATAAGTTTACCGAAATAATGGGCTTCAATAAAAAAGTAATTTATGCATGGGTTAGGGGTGAAAAAACACCATCAAAGCCATTGCAGCGCAAAGTCTGCGATTATCTTGACCTATCATATAATGCATTGGCTTTATCCCCTAACGATGATGGTGTATACCCACGTGGCATCCGAGTTTGCAAAGCTTGCAATAATGAGTTTGCGGTATTCAAGAATCAAAATGAATGCAAAAGCTTCTGCAATGATTGCACTTAATTCTATCGCTCCCCCTGTAGGGTTTCTCCAGAGTTGAATTGCCCGACAAACTCGCTTCACTTTAAACCTTCCATTTATCTGGAGCGAGTGATGTCCGTTATTAAACCAACCGTTGGCCGTGTAGTCCTACTTACGATTTCAGCAGGGTATGCAATTAAAAACCATCTTGCCTGTTCTGACCCCAGTCAGCCATTAGCAGCGCAAATTGCCTATGTTCATAATGACCGCTTGGTTAATTTGACCGCATGGGATCACAATGGTAAGCAGTTTGGTGTTACCAGTGTTCGTTTACTGCAAGATGATGAGGTTGCTCCAGAATTGACTGGTTCCTCATTTTATTGTGAGTGGATGCCATACCAGAAAGGGCAGGCTGCCAAGACTGAAGCCGCTGAAGAACTATTGAAAACTAATCAAGCTGCAACAGTGACTCCCGATCCATCTGTTCGTCTGGTATTGCCTTATGGCACGCCTATAAAAATTAATGGCATTCCACTAGCGCTTGATCATGAGGTGATGGTTACGACCCATCCAGCTAATGTGCCGTTAATTTTTCAAAAGGGTGATGAGCCAGTAGTTGGCAGTAGCGACTTGGTCGGTGCTTCAAGTGCAAGCGCAGAATCCTACTACACCAAATAAAAGATCATGCCTTGTTCTCAAAAGCCTGCCATTCGGTGGGCTTTTTTGTACCCAAAATTCCTATACCCCCTGTAGGGCATGACTCACCTTGCACATCCTTGACAAACTCAGCAGCACATGGCGCGGAGTAATCCGCATTGCAAACCCTATGGCGGCTACGGCGATATGTAGCAAGGTAAGCATGACTATCACAGATCAACAATCCGAGTTTATCCAGTCGCACGATGGCGATTTAACACCTGAACAGGCAGCCGCATTATTAGATATGGCTGACGGCGATACCGCAACTGCGGAAACTGGTAGCACGCCGGACGCTACCCCTGAACCAGACGTTACGCCACAACCCAAGCCAGCAGAACAAGTAGCTGAGCCTGATCCAGACAACTCGGTCATTTTGGCAAAGGATGGCAAACACACCATTCCTTTTGAAAAATTGACGGAAGCGCGAAATGCTGAAAAGCACTGGAAGCAGCAGTATGAAGCCATGCAACAACAAATGGCCGACTTACAAGCGCAGGCACAGTTACGTGCTGATGCAGGTATTGCTCCAACGGTTACGGATAACCAGGTGGCAGCAGCAGAAGCGGCGATTGCAAACGGCGTAGATCCACAAATCTTTGGTGATTTTTCCGAAGAAGCGCTGGCCAAAGGCATTCAGCAGTTGATTGATCAGCAAGTCAAGGCACAGGTGGAAGCGCATTTAAGCAGTGCGTTAAAGCCCATACAGGACAAGCAGGCCCTTGATGCAGTGCAGGCACACTATCAGGCAATTTATGAAAAGCATCCCGATGCTGATTCAATTGCTGAATCTAGTGAGCTGGACAACTGGATTAAATCCCAGCCGTCCTTTGTGCAAGCTGCAACGGTGGATGTACTGCAAAACGGTTCAGCTCAGCAGATCGTTGAGTTATTTGACCGATTCAAGCAGGACACTGGAAAAACTCAGGTTGCTGATAGTGATATTAAAGCCAAAGCACAAGCGGCCATTGCAAATACTGCCCCACAGCCACCTGCCAGCCTGTCCGACTTTCCGGCAGGTCGCCCCGGTGCTGCCGCAACCCAGCAGGAAGCAATGGCCGCAATGGATTCTCAATCCCTACTGGATCACATGCAAGGCATGAGTCCAGAACAGATTGAGCAGTTTTTGAATCGGCGCATCTAATAACGCCATAAGGATTTGAGGTTTACCATGACAACCAAAACCAATTCCTCTTACGGGGATAAAACCAATATGACGCAACAGGCAGTTGGCCTGTTTGCAACTCACATGCAACGCAACAGCACCATGAACCGTCTGGTCGGCAAGATGCCCAAAGGCGAAGCTGGCGCTGAAGCAACCCTGCGCAAGCAAACCACCCAGCACATGCCAATTGTGCGCTGTCAGGATCTGGGCAAGAAAATGGGCGATGAGGTGACGTTTCACCTGCTAAACCCTGTGAACGCCAAACCCATCATGGGCAGCCACAATGCTGAAGGCCGTGGCGTTGGCATGAACCTGTCCGAAGACCGTCTGCGTGTAGATCAGGCGCGTTTCCCGGTTGACCTCGGCAATGCCATGACTGACGTGCGTTCGCCCGTGGATTTCCGCCGTCTGGGTCGCCCGGTTGCGCAAAATCTGATGGACCGCTATTGCGACCAGTCCATGCTGGTGCATATGTGCGGTGCACGTGGCTTCCAGAACAATATTGAATGGGTCGTGCCAACCGAAAATGATGCTGATTTCTCAGAAATCATGGTCAACCCGGTTAAGGCGCCAACCAAGAACCGTCACTATCTGGCCGATGGCACAGGTGTCCAGTTGTTTAAGGAAAATGCGGGTGAAGTGGATATTACCTCTACTGACCTGTTCAAGATGGACACCGTGGATTCCATGCGCTCCGTGCTTGACCAGATTGCATTGCCACCACCAGTGATCAAGCTGGAAGGCGATGCGGCAGCTGACGATGATCCGCTGCGGGTCTGGATGGTATCACCAGCCCAGTACAACAAGTTTGCTGCCGATCCGTCTTTCCGTACCTTGCAGGCCTCTGCACTGGCACGTGCCAATCAGGCGAAAGGACATCCATTATTCTTAGGTAGCGTAGGCCTGTGGAATGGCTTCCTGATTATGAAGATGCCACGCCCAATCCGCTTTTATGCTGGCAATACCATGAAGTACTGCGCTTCATACAGCAGCGAAGCTGAATCATCCGTGCTGGTTCCAGCAAGCTTTGGCACTCAGTTTGCCATTGACCGCTCAGTGATTCTGGGTGGACAGGCACTGGCCGAAGCCTTCGCGTCAGCACGTCAGTCCGGCATTCCATTCTTCTGGTCTGAAAAAGAGCTGGATCATGGTGATAAAGCCGAGCTGCTGATCGGTGCTATTCGCGGTGTTTCCAAAATCCGCTTTGAAGTGGATGGCGGCAATGGCAAGGAATTCACCGATTATGGCGTGACAGTGGTTGATACCGTGGTTGATAACCTGGCTGGAACTTAATTGTTCGTTCGGGCTGCTAACCCCGGCCCGTTCCATTCATTTGTAATTAAGGAGGCCATGAGATGGCTACAGTAACTAAAAACCAGTTTCGCGCCCATCAATATGGTGCGACTCCCTACGGCAATATGTCCTCACTGGCATATTCATTAAAAACCGATGCCACTGGCAAGCCACTTGAAAGTGATGCCACTGCGGCATTAGCAGTTGGTGATGTGGTGGATTTGGGTCTACTGCAAGAAGGCTGGCGCCTGGAAGATGCCAGTATTTTCATTACCACGGCAATGACTGCCTCGGTGACCGGTTCACTGGGCTTTAAGTATGAAGATGGCGTGGATGATACCAAGGTTCCTCAGGATGCTGCCTATTTCATTTCAGGTGGAAGTCTGGCTGCCGCTGGGCGCTTGCGTGCCAATACCGGCAAGCTGGTAACCCTGCCTAAGCCTGCGCGCCTGATCCTGACCATTGCTGGTGCCACAAATGCCAAAGCCAGTGACATCAAGGTGGTGGTACAGGGCGAGATGAAAGGGCCGCGCTAATTTGGTTTGTGCGTTCGGGCAGGCGGGCTATCTCGGCCTGCCCATTTTTTTAAGTATTTGGAGAACAGAACAAATGAAACGCGGATTAATTGCAGCAGTTGCCTATGGGATTTTAGGGGCTTACAGCTTCTCTGTAAGTGCAGTAACAGAACCAGCGTGGGATAGTTTAACGGATCAGGAAAAACAGCCCACTCTAGCGCGGGTCGATATGCTGCTGGCCAATCCGGATAGCACACCCGAGCAACTGCATACCTCATGGCTGGAGAAAAAGCTGGCGGATGGCTGGACTACAGGCAGCCCGTTTGATGCTCAAAAAAAGCAGCATCCATTGTGTGTGCCTTATAGTGATTTACCTCAGGAAGAAAAAACCAAGGATTACTTGCTCTACGCTGTGGTGCAATCCTTAAAAGATTTGCCGGATGCGGAAGAAGCTGCGCTGGAAGCCGTCACCACTTATCAAAAACAGCTTGCAAGTGTGGCACAGGAAAAGGGCGCAGGTGCCAAGCAAGATCCTGCGATGGCCAGTGCCATTGCGGTTAAATATATTGGCCGCCGCCCGGACTGGCGCGACTCCCTGTATAACACTGGCCTGTATTTCACCAGCGGTCAAACCCGTCAACTTCCAGCGGCCATTGCCCGCAAGTTGCTCAAGCATGCTGACCTGTTTACTGAAGGTGAGCAGGACGAAGGCATTGTGATTGCTGATACCACAACGAGCACGGATGATACCGGCAAGCTGCTCGATGAGGCGGCCAAACAGTTGCAGGAAAAAACCCGCCAGCAAGAACAGATACAGGACGTGATTGACCGGCTGGGCCAAATGGATAAGGACCAGCTGGCTGATTATGCCTATGTCAACTATCAGCAAAAAGTACCCAAAACCTTGAGTGTTGAAAACATGAAAGAACGGGTCATTCAACTTGTGAATCAGTTTGGTATCGTCCCATGAACCTTAAAGATTTAATCAGCAGTTTCCGCGTGGATGCGGACGACAAAGTAGAGCCCTACTTTTGGACGGATGAGGATGTCACGCGCTGGTTAAATGAGGCCGTGGCAGAGGCGGCCATTCGTGGTCGCCTGATCCATGAAAGCAGCAATGCCGTTATGTGCTGCATTGCTGTTATCGCTGGCCAGTCGGTTTATCCGATCCATAGCGCCATGATTGAGCTGGACTATGTGGCATTTATGCCAACTGGTGTAAACCATGGCAATCCGATTTACCTGACCTCTCAGGAAAACCTGAACGAGGTGATGCCACGCTGGCGCACCGAAACTGGTGATCCCCGCTTTGCCATCCAGTCTGATAAAACCTTGCGTCTGGCGCCAACACCGGTACGCACTGGGGTAATAGCACTGGAAGGTTATCGCTTGCCGAAATCTGATATGGCAGACCCGGAAGATTCACCGGAAATTAACGCAGCGCATCATCGCCATCTGGTGCAATGGGCATTGGCTCGCGCATTCAAGGTGCCAGATACCGAGGTCTTTGATCCCAATCGGGCAGCAATCGCTGAGTCTGAATTTACTAAATATTTTGGTGAGCGCCCAGACGCAGATTTAAGGCGGCAAACACGGGAAGATTTTCCCCACCACGTACTACCGTTTTGGCCATAGGTGAATCATGCCTGCAAAAATTAAATTGAATATAGCTATTGTGCTCCCCCTGTAGGGTATGACTCTGCAATCCCATAGCCAGCATAATTTTTCAATCAATTGCTTTATAGACTGCAACATGAGCAAGTCAATTCACGACCTTAAACTTGGGCAGGTACTCACCATTGGTGATGTTACTGTTCGGCTTGAGAAAAAATCAGGACAACTGGCAAGGTTGGCTATAGAAGCGCCATCAACCACACCAGTCAAACTATCCAAAGAAACCAATGCGCATGAGTGCATTCCGATAAAAGAGGAATTAACTCATGGCTAATACGCTTTTCGACTTTGCCCGTCAACGCTTCCTAGAGGCACAGATCAATTGGCAAACCGATACGATCAAGGTAATTTTGGTTGATACTGGTGCGTATACGCCACAAACAGGCGTGCATCAGTATTTATCTGATATTTCAGCATCAGCACGTATTGCAGGACCAGTAACCTTGACCGCCAAGGCAACTACTGGCGGCGCGGCAGATGCGGCAGACGTTACTTTTGCTGCGGTAAGTGGTGCGAGTATTGAGGCTATCGTAATCTATAAAGATACTGGTAGTGAAGCGACCAGCCCATTGATTGCTTTTATTGATACTGCTACTGGATTACCAATTACTCCTAATGGTGGTGATATTATTGTGACGTGGGATAACGGCACTAACAAAATCTTCAAGGTTTGAGTATATAAATCAATAACTTGTGGATAGTGAAAATCCATTATCCCAAGTAACAATGGTCTTACGCATGAGTGCAAAACTATGAATAAACCAAAGAAACCGCCCACACAAGGTATCGGCGTACAAGGCTTTAAAGCTGATCTGTATGCCTCCGATATTCCACGCATTGACTGGCACAGACTAACCAATATTCCTAAGTTTCAAATGTATGCCACAGAGCATGCAGGCAAAACCTATGGCGATGTGTCTAACGTCATGGAGTGGATAGTAGGTTACGTGCAAGACCAGATTCATGCTGGCAATGAGCAACAGTTATTTGATGCTTATAGCAAATGGCATGATGAAAAGGGTTATTGGAAACAAGAAGATTATTACGGTGTATTGCTAGAGAGTCGAGGACAATAAAAATGGAAATACTACCTTATAAATATTACAGGCTTTACATAACCAAATCTGCTGCAGGTGGTAATGGCTATTTTTCCATGAATACTTTCAGCATGTTTGAAACAAATGAAAGCACCACTGATCTTTGTATAGGTGCAACAGCAACAGCAAGTTCAAACTATAATGCTTCTACTGATGCACCAAAGGCAATTGACAATAATGCATCGACGTACTGGGAAACAGCATCAACTTCGGGTGATAAATGGTTCAAAGTTGAGCTACCTACTGCGAGAAAAGTCCGGAAATTAATAATAACTGCAACCAATTATCAAGATGAGATGCCAAGTGCTTTCATTTTTCAGGGATCGAATGACAATATTAATTGGACTAATCTTAAAACAGTTAACAGGGGAACTTTTAATTCACCTACTTCTTACACCGAGTTATTAAGCACAGTTGTAGGTGGTAAAAGTGTGTTGGATAGTGGTGATCCAAGTTTAAAAGTGATTCTTTTCAATTGGCAGACCATGCAATACATCATTCATACAACACCTAATGCATCGGGTGACTGGTTTATATATTTGAATGATACAAGTGATGTATTAATTACACACATAGGGCCAGCTGGATATCAGCCAATAAGTGATGGACCTATAACTCCTATGGTGTATTAATGCCATTTTATGCACCACCGTTATATCGTAACGTAAATGTCCGTTTAGAGGGAGGTTATATACCTCCGAACGCTGTTGGTGGGGTAAAAAATCTTTCCTCCGCAGGGAGATATGACTATAAGCCTTCACATTATAATAATGTTAATGCTCGTTTATTATCAGGATATATTTTACCCAATCCAGTTGAACAGTCTAAAATACTGACTCGCACAGAGTACAGTGGTGCATTACCTCAAACAATTTCTGTAAGTGGTGAAGATTATTTAGAAATTGGTAACAGTCGTGCGGATCTAAAAATATTATATCTTGTGCCAATTGGAGTGGAATACCCTTCAATTGGTAGTGCGCATATTAGAAATAGATCAGAAAAAGTATATGTAAATCATAATTACGCTCCCCCAACATCTACCCAGGTAACGCTTTCTGCTAACCACCAAACAAGCACGTCGGCCTATTTAACTCGCCCTGGCAATTATAATGTTTTCGGCTTTTTATCAATTAGTAATAAAAATAGGGTGGTTGCAACTGAGGGTAAAGACTTATCGGATTTTGGTTCACCCAAGCTCATTCTAGCTGAAAGAAAAATCGTTGCATCGGGATTTGTAGCATCAGGGATTGGTACACCTTTTGTTCAAGATACAGCGGTTAAACCATCGGGTATAGATTCTTTAATATTCAGCAAACCCACTATTTATAATTTACGCCAATATGTAAAAAATAGAGGGATACCACCCTTTGAGCTTGGCATAGCTTATTTACAAGGTGGCGTTAAATACATTACAGCTAGTGGCTTTAGCTCTAATGTATTTGGCGCTACGACTGTTATCAACACTAGAGCAGACCAATACTTACAGCTAAGTGGCGAAGGCATCACGCCGCCATTACTAGCAAGCCCTAATGTATCACCACGGATATTGTATCCATCAGGCATTAAAGCGGATGCTTACGGCCAGCCGCTAGTGCAGCGCAACCCCAGCCCCTTGGGATTTGTAGATACCAGTTATGGTGATGCTTGGGTTTCACATAGTCCACGTTATCTATTAGCAGGCATTGGCGATAGCTTTGTTAGTGGCTATCCACAAGTATTCGACCCAACGCGCACGATTTACTTAGCAGACAAGGGTATCGAGGGCGGTATCTTTGGCGATACTGCTGCCAAGAATACACGTAGAATAATAACGGTAGATGGATTCCAAGACAGTCAGTTTAGTAGTTTTGCCACAATCTACAGCACACGCAGATACATTAATACCATTGGGTTTGATGCGCAAAATTTTGGCAATAGTGAGATTTACAATAAAACGCCATCACTTGCGCCTAATGGCTTTGATTCGCTGCAAGGACTTAACCCTAGTATTGGTTATGCCATACGCCATATTTACCCGTCAGGCTTTGATTTACTAAAAACTGGTAATGCAGTAGTCATAAAGACACCAGAAATTAAGCCTGGTGGCTTTAATGCTCAGGCGTTTGGTGCGCTATTCATATCCAACTACACCAGATTGATTGAAGTTGCGGGTAAGTATTCGCAAGAGTTTGGCGAACCAGCAGCGTGGCATCGGCTACGCAAACTGCAACACGAAGGATTCACAACAGATTCTTATGGCAAGCCGCGCATTGAGCATGGTCGCAGAACGCTACTTGCATTAGGTAGTAATCATTCACTGTATGGCCAACCATGGCTATCTTATGCGATACGCAGCATAGCCGTTAGATCAATCTATACTGAGTTTGCCAGTAACCACAATGTTGGTGGTTTGCAGTTTATTGATGCACAAGGTTTTATTGCTACTGAGTTCGGCACGCGAATCATTCCAGAAGTCCAGTCACTAGCGCCATTTGGGTTTAGCAATAGCTATGGCCTTGCTACCATTGACTTAAAGACCAAGTACATCGCACCACAAGGCTTTAAAACCAGTATTCAGGAATCCTTGCGCTTTGGTACGCCGAAGTTTTACAACCTCGTTCAATACATCACACAAAATTATGACGCTGGTAGTGGCTTGGTTCCACCACAATGGCCGCAGTGGACTGCCATTGAAAATAGAAACAAGATCATTGGTGCGATTGGCAGTAACTTTACCAAGGTCGGAGAGCCAAACCTTTATAATAATGCGCGACTGATTGAGCCAAGCGGCATTGACAGCTTCAAGCATAGTGGCTTGCTGATAGCGGATCGTATTCGCTACTTGCGCCTAGAGGGTATGGAACCACCGTATATTAGTGGTTGGTCAAACGTCCATAATGATGCGCGAGTAATACAGGTTGGTGGATTTAGTACGCAAGTATTTGGCAGTGCAACTATAGAGAATACAAGGCGCTACTACCCAAGAGTGGGTAATTGGGAAAGCCTAGAATTTGGCACACCGATGGTTGCAGATGCAATCCGAACCATTGATATTGAATCGCGCTATGGCATTAACCCGCCGTACATACCAGTGCCAGATATTCAACTACGGCGCAGATACCTTGATGAAGTTGGCAAGGATGATCATTTACGCATGGGTGAGCCGTCACTAATCATTCACTTTAATATCATTGCGCCACGATGGTCACAGGTTGACCGCTTTGGTGAGCCGCGCCTAGTAAATGTCACGCCAGAAGTGCATACCTACGGCCATAACAGCGAACTATTTGGCAATGCCAGTGCGCGCACTTCATTTAGAGTGGTTGAGCCAGACGGCAGCCTAATGGAATTGTTTGGCTTGACTGGTATTGCTGATCGGAATCGCGCAGTTATCGTAAGTAGTTTTAATGCTGGCGCGATTGGCAGTGCTATAAAAGTTATTAAGACTGGACAGCCGCCTTATACGCCGCAATACATTTGGCTTGATGAGGCTGAGATTGATGGGGTTTCTAGTGGTGGGTATGGCATTGACGTGCCAAAGACACAGGTTTCCAATCCTTTCGTGCGTAGTAATGTAATTAGTCCTGAAGGCTTTGTTGCTACAAGATCGGGCAGTCATCACTTGCAGTCAAACGGAATTATTGTGGATATTGGTGTTCCGTCAGCGCCATTCGGCAGCGCAAACGTAGGATTAAAAAACAGGCCATTTTCTATAGGAACAATAGGCGATTCAATGTTATTTGGTTTCCCATCGCTATCTCCGCACACAATATACGCAACAAAGGATGTTACACAGCAGGCAATCACAAACCACCCTTTAAGTAGTATATTTTACGATGTTGGCTCAAGCCCAGGTATTTCGCCAGCAGGAGAGAGGTTTGGAAATATCACTCTTACGCTTCAGCACCGCACTATTTTAAGGTGTGGCGCAGGCAGTCAATTAAGTATTGGCAGTGCTAACATTAGACTAACAAAGCGATTAATTGACCTAAATAACAATGGCTTTAGGTCGTACCGAACTGGATTCCATTCAGTTGGACCATTTGAGCTAACTTTAATCCAATACGACTCTATAGATTCGGCAGCGTTTGGCGCGACAAGCATTATTCAGCCGACAGCCACGAAAACAGTAAGAGCAATTGGCGGCTATTCTCAGCTATTTGGGATATGTTCGCTTCAGTCAACAAGGATGGAATTGAAGCCACAAGGATTTGATGCGCAAGGCTTTGGTAAAAATGCACCACCTAATAATCCGTTTATGTGGCAAGGCATGCGCATTGGCGAGCGCGTACTAGGCAACTATGGCGGATTTGATGCGCTCGGTATTGGCGATATATTTATTTCAAACAGAGTGCGTGGCATAGACCCAGCAGGGTTTGATGCGTTCATTTGTGACTATGACTACACTAACTTCAACAAGCGCATGCGTGTAACAAAATCAGTGATTGAAAAGCCAAAACAATACGTCAGTGCTGTAGGGTTTGTGACTGATGATATGGGAGTGCCTAATATCAGGCCAGCAGCGCATTACATCAGACCGGATGGTAATGCTGATCAATATCGCAAGGGGGCATGGTGATGGCAACACGCTTATTTCCATTGGCAGGCATAAATAATGTGGTGCATGACGATCAGTTGCAGCAGGGCGGCGATAATCCAAAGCTGTTTGTGCGTGATGCAGTCAATGTCGATATCAGCGTAACCGGACGGCCATCCCTGCGCAAAAGTGGCGAGCAGGTGACTACCCTTAATTATAAAAACCTATGGCAAAGCTCACTGCATCGGGACGTATTTGCTAGCCTCAATAATCAGGTTGTGAAAGTGAATCCCGATACATGGGATTATGAGGTGATCCTGGACAATGTAGATACAGTCATTGTCTGTTTTGAGCTGGTCAATAATGCAGTATTTATCTCAACATCAGATGGTATTTTTATTTATACCGGTGGTGAGAAGGCTCAAGCTTTAGTAATTGATACGCCAGCTCAGCCACAAGCTGGGTTCACAACAGGTGGAATGCTCTACGGCGGCACCTACGTGATTGCAATTTCATGGCTGCGTGGTCAGATAGAATCAGGGCTGTCAGAAAGCACAAAAGTTATGATTGCAAACGCAATTGGAAGTGACCAATTTGATGGTAGCTATGCTGCTATCCATGTGAACTTGCCCTATTGCCTTGATGGCACAGTAACAGGTGTCCGGGTATACATCACTACAAGAAACGGTGCTGCGTTGCTCCATTTTGCTGACTATCCCATTACAGATACCACTATTGTGATTAATGATGTAGACCAGCTTGGCATGACTGCCAAGTTCGAATATTTGTCACCCATGCCGTCAGGGAAAATAATGCGCTATTGGCAGGGTCGTTTACTGTGTGCTGATAAAAATATAATCCGCTTTTCCCAGCCAATGGCTTATCACCTGCATGATGAGCGTCATGATTTTGTGATGATGCCGCAACGTATTACTTTTTTAGTGCCGGTTGATGGGGGCTTATGGGTTGGCCAAGTGGATCATGTTGTATTTTTAAGTGGCAGTCAGCCAAGCGACATGCGTTTTGTTAAAAAAACCAGTCGGCCGCCAGTACCCAATAGCGCAATTTCCCTTGATGCCCAGCAGGTGGGTAGTGAGATTTCGCAAGGTGGCGGAAAAACGGCATTATGGCTGGCCGAAAATGGCTATGTACTGGGAACGTCAAGCGGGCAAGTCATTGAGTTGCACGCTGGCATCATGAAGGGAATTAGCGCAAAATCTGGCACCTCTGTAGTGCTTGATCGGCGCATACAAACTGCCGTAATTTAAATTTTTATTTCGTAACACGGTGCGCATGAGTGCGCCATAGGATTAAGAGGATATTCCTATGTCTGCACAATTGCGTAAAGAGCTGGCGCAAGCCTTAAATAAAGACCAATATGACATGACCGGGCAGGGACTTTATTTCCCGCGTCAGGGCATTATGGCGATGGGTCAATATTTTGACCGAATCAATGGCGGGGAATGGCAGGAAACCCCAAATCTGGTGGTCACTGAAGGGTTGGCGCACATCCTGAACGTGGCTCTCGGTAGCAAAGTTAAATCAAGCGGCTATTATCTGGCGCTGTTTAGTGGTGCAACTGCCCCTGCTGCTAACTGGACAGCAGCAAACTTTGCATCAGTGGCATCAGAAGTGATTAGCTTAACCGAAGGTTATTCAGGTGCGACCCGTCCGCAATGGAATCCAGTAGATACCGCAACGAACTCCATTGACAACATGACTGCCACCGCATCAGTCACCATTGCAACATCGTCTACCTTGAATGTGACAGGTGCGGCGTTACTCACCAACAGCACGCGCGGCGGCACGACTGGCACGTTGATTTCAGCGACCAAGTACGCAGCAGCACGCACGTTCCAAAATGGTGACGTATACGATATTGGTTATCGCTTAAGCCTCACGGTTTAAGATGTACGCACCGCGCCCATACGGACTGTTTGTAGATGGTGGCGAACTCACTGAGCGAGATAAAACCTTTATCTCGCATCAGATGCGCAAGCTCACCAATACCATTCAGACTGAGGAAGTAACCAGTTACCGCCACGAGTACGAGTTGCCCGATGGCGGTTACGTTATTGTTCAGGATATGGGCGGCATTTTTAAGGCCATTGCCCGCAAAAAAGAGAAGTTTGAGAGTTTTGAGCCTGATGGGTTTGCAAGGTTGTACGTGCCAATGCTGTTTAGTGGCGTGATAACTAATGCCAGGCCGCGAAAGCCAGATCAGGAGAAGTATGGGCAGGGCGTTGGCTTTAAAATCACTGAGCAATGCCGCAACAGATTAAGAAACTACAATCCAAAAATCGAAAGACCAGCAAAACAATTAGAGTTGCAGCGATTTATCATTAAGCCAAACCAGATCACGGTGCCTGAGTTTGAGCCAAAAGATGATAATAGCAATTTCATCACTACGCAATACGTGCAGCAGCGACCTACATGGTATAGCGGCGCAATGGTTGAGGTGATGCAGATTGTTGGTGGGTATGGCAGGCAAGATTTTAATGAGCTACCCAATAATGATATAGAGCGCGTGCGGTTTTTAATTCCAGATAAATATATCGTTGATATAGCCGACAAACTAAAAGGCTATCGCTTGCCTGCTTACACGGGTATCCCGCCGATTGACGGCAAGTATCAGTATGACTATAAATTTAATAGCACCAATAGTATTAGCTTTGATTCAAGTGGTAAGCCGTGGTTGTTACGCATTAGACCAACAGGCATTTATGCCATGCCGCTACCCATTGTACCAGCGACCACAACGCCTGAGTTCAAGCAGTACGTGGAAGAAATTGGCGATGATGAATTGCTTAAGATACTAGAGCGATTTGGTGGTATGCCAAGTGGTGAAGGCATGCCAGTAGGGAATGATTTTGAAGCATGGCGCAGAGCTGGTGTAATTATTAAAGTATGTGATACTTCTGATTTTTATAGTGGCATTGCGTATACCAGTGCTTGTGGATGGAGCTTCAACCTAAATGGTAGTGAGGGTTTTAATACATGCTACACATTTGATAATGACGGCATTATTGTGGGTAATGCTTACGCAGCAAAACTGGAGCTTGCAGCCGCAGCCAACCATGGCTGGTTAAAAACAGAGTGGGTATTTAAGAATCAAACAGAAACAACAATAGTAAATAATTATCTGCAATCCTTATTTGGCCTAATGGATGTGCCAAGACAAAGGGAACTTGCTATACGGTATAAGATTGGCAGGCAGAATACAGAGCAGATACTAAATCGCGCATTAGCAAATCCCACAATGGACAGAAAAGAGATTTTATACTGGGATAATCTGGAGTTAGAGCCTATTGCTGCGCACAAAGGCTCAGTTAAAAAAGTAAGTAGTGGGTTTTTATACCATCACGGCAATCCAAAATTTCACCCACAAATTAAGTTCCCATCGGTTGAGGCATCAGCCTGTATATCTTTTGATTTTTCCCCGCAAGGGCTTTACTTGTCCTCAAGTTACATCATTAGATGCGATACTATTATGTACGGATATTATGCGGGAAATACACTTAAGGTTGTAAAATACTTCCTCGATACAAGATGGCACTATGCCGAGGTTGATAGCAATTTCGAGGAGATGATGACGGTTGGGCAGTGGCAGGAGGTGCGGCAGTCAGGACAATCGTCATTGTGGGGGAATTTTTATACAACTGATTTAGACTTTAGGGATTCGTTTGCCCCAACCATCACAACAACAACAATTAAAGGCGAAGATAAGGGGTTCGATAGCAAGCCAAGATTTGCACAGGATTTTATTTTTTTCAGAGCGGGGACGGTATTTAGATATAGGTACTACACACATCAAACCAGCATAACCAAAACAGAAGGAAGGAACCTATCAATAACGGCATGTATTCCATATATGATGCGTGACGCATTGATACTAGGTGAGGCAAGAGGTACATCGGGAACAGAAAAAACAGAAGGTATCGCCTTGCGTGCTATGCGCGACCCAACATCATACCGCTATTGGACAAATGATTTTCTTTTTGCTTTTATAGGAGGTTTGGAGAAAATGACTGGATTGCCAACGCCAAAAAATGGCGATCCTGTTTGGGTTGAAATTGAGAATTATGAGCCATCTGAATATTCTGATTTTGCAGACCAAGGATCGTGGTTGCCTGATCTTCCTTATGATATTACGTGGCTAATTCACCCCGTAAGGAATGAATGGCTTGGCGGTGGTGGTGCCCCAAAAATACAGGAATACTCACATACAACAAAGACTGATGGTGAAAAATATGGTTCTCTCTACTTTAGTGTGAGCGAAAACCCATACAAGATAAACTCCAAGCCTCCCGATAATGCGTATTTTCTATCGTCACCCTCGCAGTACGGCGACCTGTTTTATCGGGATGGCTGTAGGGTTGGTTTTGGTGACTCTGAGTATGTCAATATTTCAGAATCGGGAAATAATAACTTGCGCAAGTCATGGGGCTATAGCGCATTAGTGGACCATAAATCAGCGCATCATTTTATTGGGGTAATCAATGAGTAGTTATCGGGACGATACCCAAGAAACAGCAACAGCCAGCGATGATACTTATGGTCGCATGCGAACCATTGCAGAAGAAGTCGTAACAGCCACCACCGCGCTACTGTTTGGTTTAACGGTGCTTACTACTGATACTGCTATTGCATCAGATAGCGTGACCGATAGCCGCTATCAGCTTATCCATGAATCCGCGCAGATCAGCGATAGCCTACTTGGTGGCAATAGTACACAAGCAACAATCAATGAATCAGCGCGTATTCGTGATACAGCCATTGCCAAACTACATGCGCGAACTGATGTGGTTGAGCAGGCGGCGGCTAGTGATATTGTCTTTGATAAGCAGATTCTATTTATATCTGATGCCGCCACGATTAGTGATAGCGTAGTTGCAAATAATCGCACTACAAATAATATTGTAGAAAAAATTAAGCTAAAAGATAGTTTATTTGGCTTTGCTAGAAAGCTAACCAGCATCACTGATACCGCAGCAGTTAGCGACTATCTAAGTGGTCGCATCACGATCACATCACAAGATAACGCTACTGCGGCTGATTTTACAAGCAGCATTAATCACGCATCAGTATTAATCAGGGAATCAGCAAAAGCAGCAGATGTAGTAATTGGCGGCACGCATAAAAGAACATTGGTGGAAGACAGCTTATCTATCAGTGATACTACTACCTATGCACTAACCACACTAACAAATGAAAGTGTGGCTATATCAGACTACCAAACTTCAAAATTAAGCGCATCGGTATTAATCAAGGAATCCGCAAAAGCAGTAGATAGTACGACTGGCACCATACACAAAGTATCGAACATTGATGAATCTTTTACGATTGGTGAAACCTTAACGCATCGCTTGCGTGGGCTAATAATTGATACTGCCGTTGCATCGGACGCATGGACTAACCAACGGACTAGCACTGTACTCATTACTGAGCAAGCGCGTATTCGTGACCGCCTTGTCGGTGTAGCCAGTGAATTAATCCAAGACAGCTTAAGCATTAGTGATGGCACCACAGGCAAACTACGCGCCACAACTAAAATTATTGATAGCCTTGTCATTAGTGACTTACTACAACAACAAGTCACATACAGGCAGACATTAAGCGACAGCCTGGTTATTAGCGATACCGTTACAGACCATCTATTTGCTAAGACCTTATTCAGTGATTTGTTATTCATTGAAGATAGCGTGATTGATAATGCTGCCACTGGTTTTGCATGGACAGCCAATAGTGATACCTGGGCAATGAGCCGCTACCAGGATTATCAGTATGACCAAATTAGTGTGATTAATGGTGTCCTGTATGGCGTTAACGATAAAGGGGTTTATCGCATCGATAGTCAAAAGCCTGTAGCTGGGCATATCAAAACTGGCAAGCTGGATCTAGGGCAGGGCAATTTAACCCATCCATTGGCAGCTTACCTTGAATACGAATTTTCTGGGGAAAGTAAATCCATGCAGATTGGAGTTACTACCACACAAACCGGAAGCAGGCAGACTTTTTATTACCCCCTATCCGTTAAGTCAAATGGTGAGACTGTCAATGGCCGAGTGCTATTTGGGCGCGGCTTGCGCGGACGGCACTTTGCTTTTGAAGTGAACATGACTGCGGCCTATTGCTATATAAATGATTTAAGTATTGAGCTGGCGGCCAGCAAGCGGAGAGTATGAACATGACATTGTTTATTCCAAACATGAAAGCCATGGATGAGTCGATTGATCAAGTTAACGACAAAATGAAATATTTTGAGGGGAAGGCAAATAGCTTTTCGGCCGCCCTTGCCAAAGAACTAAGTAATATTTCAAATATCCAGTTTGATGAGATTGGCGATGCACCTTCGCTCACTCCAAATAATGGCCTTGATTCCCTGAGTCCAGTGGTTCTCCCGGAGCTTTCTGCGCCCGACATTGCACCCCCTGTGCTTGACCGACAGGATGTGGTTGCATTATCAACACCCGCGCCGCTTGATATTGCGCCACTAAATCTAACTATTGAGCAGCCCGTATTGCCCAATCTGGATAATACATTTAATCCGGTAAGTTACACGCCGATTGATGACATTAATCGGATTCAGGCACCTGAAATAATTGGCGACATCAAAGCTCCAGTAATGGAGTTGCCAGACTTAAAATCCCCACAAGCACCCGCTCTTGTCAATAAGCCAACTATTAATCTAGATATCGCTGCACCCGTATTGCCCAATCTGGATAATGCATTTAATCCTGTTGGCTACACAGCCATTAGTGATATCGCTGGCCTGGAAGCGCCAAGAATTGACACGGAAATTAAGGGAAGTCATCTAGAGTTGCCGGAATTCAAGACGACACAAGCACCTGCACCACTACAAAGACCAAATGTTAATCTGGATATTGATATCCCAGTGTTACCTGATCTTCCTAGTCAATTTGCAGAAGTAGCTGAGGATTTTAGCTATGATGCACCATCCATTGAATTTGACACTATTCCTGCCCCACTTAATGACGATGTGAATTTTACCAGTAAGTTGCCCACACTGGATATTTCAAATTTGATGGGTGCACTGGATTTTACCCTGCCTGACATGCCGGACGTGCCAGTTGGTTTTGATATTGCGATGCCAGCTGTGCCAGATATTAATACAGGATCTGCGCCTTTAGCTCCGGCCATTGATACAACCATTAATCTGCCCAGCGCACCTGAACTCAACCTACCTGAAATGGAGGCACTTGAGGCAATTGAGTTACCCTCTTTTGAGTTTGAGGGAGTGCCTGAGTTTGATGAGGAAGCACCTGTCTTTGAGATTGATGCATCTGTATTTAGTGATATTGACCAGGCGCTGACTGATGCGGTTGAGGTACTATCCAAAGACTACTTTGAGCACAATAAAGATTCAGTCATTAGTCCGTTGATGACTGAGATTAAAAATTGGCTTGAAGGTGGTCACCCGGGAACAGGATTGCCTGCATCTGTGGAATCCGCATTATTCAACCGGGCTGTTGACCGCGAAAGCCAGCAAACCAGACGTGCAGTAAGTGAAGCTGTTAATGAGTGGGCAGCACGTGGTTTCTCTATGCCGCAGGGAATGTTGCAAAAGCAGATTAGCGCTATCCGTGATGACGCCAGATTAAAATCGGCTGACTTAAACCGTGAAATTATGGTGCAGTCGTTTGACAAGCAGCTTGAACATATTCGCTTCTTAACCACCCAAGGTATGGCGCTGGAAAAAATGCGTATTGATTTGTGGACTGCCTACACAGCCAACATGATGCAAGTGGTGCAGCTTCAAGTAGAAAGCAAGATAAATATGTTAAATGCACAAATCAGTTTATTCAATGCTCAAGCCAGTGCATTTGAAACACTGGTGACGATATATAAAACCAAAATCGAAGGAGCAATTGCCAAAATTACAGCGTATAAAGCGCAGGTTGATGCACAAATGGCAATTGGGCAAATCAACCAGCAAAAAATAGAGATATTCAAAGGCAAAATCGAAGTGGTATTGGCCAATGTGGACGTTTACAAAGCTTTGATCCAGGGTGAAAGCGCTCGGTCTGATGCGATTAGGAATCAGATTGATGTTTATAAAACTGAAGTATCTGCATATGCCGAGGAGATGTCCGCCCAAAAGGCCAGAATTGATATTTTTAATGCTCAGGTCAATGCAGAAACTGCCAGAGTGGGCATGTTTGAATCAATATCAAGAAACTATGCCACAACTATCCAGGGAATTGGTGTGCAAGCTGATGTCAAGAATAAGCAGCAGGGGCTAATTATGGAGGAGGCGCGGCTAAAATTACAGGAATTTAGCGCACTCATGGATCTTGAAAAGTCGGAAATATCAACCCGACTGGCGATTGCCCAGAACAATACCAATAATTTTGTCAGGCAGGTCGAGTGGGTTAAGGCGGTTAGCGATCAAAAGTCAAGGAAGGCCGATCTTGAAATGAAGTCACTGGATGCCAAGCAGCGTACAGTCATTGCCAATGCTGATTTACGCGGCAAGTACGCGGATATCAATTCTAGAATTATTCTTGCCAATGCAGACATGCAGGGCAAGTACATGGATATTAAGTCGCGTTCTGCAATGGCCAAGCTTGATAGTGAAATGAAGTACGTCGATATCCAGTCACGTATTGATCTGAGTAACGCTGAAATTGAGGCGAAATATGCAGGCATGGATGTACAGGTCAAGACAGCCAAGCTGGATGCAGACAGTAAAGCACTGGATGCACAAATCAGGGTGGCTACGGCTAATGCTGATTTACAATCTCGTCACTTGGATAATCTGACTAAAGTTGGGATTGCCAATGCCGATGCAAACATCAAAGTCAGTATGGCCAACGCAGAAATGCAGGGTAAATATGCAGATATCAATTCCAGAATGGTGATTTCAGGGGCAGAGTTGCAGGGCAGGTTTGCCGAGATTCAATCAAGAGTAGCAATGGCCAAGCTTGATAGTGAAATGAAGTACGTCGATATCCAGTCACGTATTGATCTGAGTAACGCCGAGATTGCAGCCAAGTATGCCGATATGGATATCAAGGCTAAAACTGCCAAGCTGGATGCTGATGGCAAGGTATTGGAGGCCAATGTACGCATTGCAACTGCCAATGCTGATGTGCAGGCACGCCATCTGGACAATATCACCAAGGTAGGCATTGCTAATGCCGATGCAGCAGTGAAGGTTGGGGTTGCCAATACTGAGTTGCAGGGCAAATACGCTGATATTAATGCAAAAATGGCAATGGCTAATATGGACGCACAAAGCCGGTTTGCTGACACCCAATTACGTGCTGCCACAGCACAACTTGATGCTGATGTTAAATATGCCGATATGGTTAGTCGCGCCAATATTAGTAACGTAGAGGTATCGGCACGGGTGGCAGAAGCCAATTCACGGATTAGTATTGCCCATACTGATGTGCAGGCTCGTTTTGCTGACATGAAAGCACGTACGAATATTGCTCAGGCTGATACACAGGCCCGGTATGCCGATATGACGACTCGTACCGCTATTGCCAATGCAGATATGCAGGCACGTCATAGCGAGGCTAACGCACGTATTAATATTGCCAATGCCGAGATGGCGCTTAAGCAGTGGGATATCAAGTCACAGCGTTCATTCCAGAAAACCCAGTTGGCTATTGAAGCAGCCAAGGCCATGGGGCAGTATACGGCACAGCTTGCCGCAGGTGCTATGTCTGCTATGCATGTATCAGCCAGCATTAGTAGTAGTGCCTCACAATCACAAAGCTTAAGCAGCAGCTCATCCGAAAGCGAAAGCCATAACTATAATTACTAACCCCTGTAAGGCTGGTCACGGATCAGCCTTCTGCGCAAGCATACGGCATTGTAATTATCAACAGAGTCGTATGCCATGCGTGGATTTCAGCCTAAAAACAAGCGCAATCAGGAAGCGGAGCAACCACAACCCGGGCTGGGTATGATCCGTGGTAAAGGTACGGGTACTTCCGATAGTATTAAAGCGCAGGTACCAACAGGCAGCTATATTATGCCTGCCGATTCCACGGAACAGATTGGTGGTGAGAATCTGGCAGGCCTCGGATTTAAGCCACGTAATGTGCCGGTCAATGTCAGTAATGGTGAGTTTGGCCTATCGCCTGAGCAGGTACATGCGGTAGGTGTGCAGGCACTGGATCAAATGAAAGATGCCACGCACACGCCAGTTGCTAAAGGGTTCAGCCCACAACGGGAAGATGCGTTATTTTTTGCTGATGGTGGGTTGGTTGATCCGAATGACCCAAGATATAAGCAACAAATGACGTTGCGAAATAATCAGCAAATGACGTTGCGAAATAATCAGCAAATGGCGTTGCGAAATAATCAGCAAATGGCGACACGACAAGCACTCGCAACAACCAACCCTGTCCAGCCAAATACCATGCGAACTGTGACACCACTTCCCAATCCGCCAACCCCCAGCTTACCGCCACCTCAGGCGCAAGTAGCGGCACAAACTGCAACCCAAGGTTCAAATGCGGCCACAGCAAGTGGTGGATTTGGAACCAGAACACTAGGACGCATTGCAAGTGGTGCAAAAGGCCTAGGCGCCTTTCATTTAGCAGCATCCGGACTGGGTGGGGCGATTGCAGGCTTTGATACCCCAACTTCACAATATGCTGAGCGTATGGGGCTAGATCCCAATAAAGACTATGGCACAGCGGCAGAGCTTGGAATCCGGGCTGCAGGCGTGATGTCAGATGTGGGCAATGCAGCATCTTTTGGCATATTGGGACGCAGGTTCCCTGATAAACAGCGCATTGAAGCCCAGAATGAAGGCTTGGCACAGCAACAACGCTATGCTGCATGGAACGCCGCCAAAACCAATGCAGGTGGATCAGATAAAACCACTTCAAATCCTTTTGATCAGCCAGCTACAGGGCAGCCAGCAACCCAGTCCGTTCAAGCGCCTACTGGTACACCACAGGCGCGCGACAATAATGTCACGAAAGTGGGTAATAGCTATTCTGGCAATAATATTAGCAATGGCTTTACGGTGAATGGCCAGGTATTTGATCCTGCTAAGGGTAGTTTAAATCCACAAGCCAACAGTCCGCAAAATCAGCAGGCCGTAAAAAACCTGTTGGACAGAACGCCAGAATTTGGTGGCGGGTTTAGCACTGAATCTTATCAGCAATCCCTGCGGAATGCCGCAGCGCAGGCCAGTCAAATTAATGCAGCCCAGCAACTACAGGCGCGACAGTACGATGAGCGCCAGCGCATTGAAAACGACCTGCGTATGGCGCAGGCCAAGGCGGGATTTTACTCACAAGGCAGAGGACCTACAAAAGCTGAACGTGATGAAATTGCTGGGCTTCGCGGGCAACTCGCTGGTGTGGCTGCTCAGGGTTACGATCAGTTCAAGAACGAGGCCAACAACAACGCGGCATTGCAGCGTCAACAATCGCAGGATCAGGCAGCACTGGAAAGAGTTAATGCACAGGAGCAAGGCGCCAATTATCGTAACGATACCAGCAACATGACCGAACGCGAGAAATTCTTGGCGAATAATGATCTGGAAAACCGCAAGTTTGCCAGTGATGAGCAAGCGCGGGCGGGGCAGGTTGCGCAGCAACAGCGAATGGCTAGGTTGTATCAGCAATATGACGCTGCAAAAACCCCTGAGGAAAAGAGCGCCGCCCTCAAAGAGTTGCAGGCCATAACCGGACAAGGCAGTTCCAAGGATCGCTACATGACGGTGGCAGGTGGCCAAACTGCTGACATCAATGGCGTTACCAGAAATCCGGATATATTGTTTGATACACAGACTGGCCAGCCGGTACAAATGCAGCAGCAGGGCTTGCCTGTAGGAACCGTTTCAACAGTAGGGAATAAGAAGGCTATTTGGGATGGGTCAAAGTGGATTCCACAATAACCAGATACCTATTATGTGGATTGATTATAGCTACCACTCAAAGTGGCTATAATCCCCATTTTTCCCATGCTTTATTTGAAATCAAACCGTGATCAAGAATTTTAATGGAGCTGGTCTTTTTCATTTCTTCCAAATTTTTTCTATATAAACTCATATATTTAAAATATTCAAGCACCTGCCTATCACCATCAATATAATCTATGTAGTAATCACCGTGTCCTTTAATTGTTAAATGAGGGTGAGTGATTCTCTGTAAGTGATTTCTAACTAAATGGAAATCGCGTGGTGTATTTCTACGGTCAAACCAGAAAATAATATAAAACGCTGTGGCTGTCAGGCTAATTAGCCCCAGATTATATAAAAGTTCATGCATGTCAGACCTCTATCCCCTGTAGGGTTAGACCTCCATGTGTTGGTAATAGCAATATATGACATATCTTTAGGAGTATGTCATGTCTGATTCTAAAATTGACTGGAGCAAGGGCACTTTAACTCAACCAGCAAACCCCGAAAATAATAATGAAGCCATTGATTGGAATAACGGCACTTTAACCCATCCTGATGAGATCCCAGTAAAAAAGAATAAGGGTATAGTTGGTCATCTTCAAGATACTGCCGCTTCCCTTGCTTCGGGTCTGGCATCAGTGCCAGATATGGCTGTTGGCGTTGCCGATATGTACACCGAAGGGCGTGCAGGCAAGGCAATAGATGATACTGGCGTTTATAAAATGGGTGAAGCCAGTAAATACTGGCAGGACAAAAAAACCGATATTGCCAAAGAACAGGATATAACCCGCCAAAGCACCGAGGGGATCTGGAACAAAACCAAATATGTTTTGGAAAACCCCTCACAAATTACCAATGCAGTAGTGGAGTCAGCACCTTCAATTCTGGCAGGTGGGGTTGCCGGGCGCATATCCAAAATTGCCAATCCGTTGGTGGCTGGTGCAGTTGGCGAAGGGATAGTGGGCGCCGGTGCACAGGCCGAAAATATCCGGCAACAAACCAATGACGGCTTGCTGGATAATGGCCAGCAAGCCGCTGCTGCGGGAACTGGCGCTTTAACGTCCCTGTTTAGCATGGCTGGCGGTAAGCTGGCGCAAAAAATGGGGATTGGTGATGTTGATACTTTGCTAACCCGAGGTCATGCCACACCAGCACAAGTTGCAGGTGAAATCGCATCCATGCCTGCAAAGAGTTTACCGCGTAAAGTGATTGAAGGTGCAATCTCAGAAGGCTTTTTGGAAGAATTGCCGCAGTCAGTATCTGAGCAGATCATTCAAAATCTGGCACTAGATAAGCCATGGCATGAAGGGGTTGAAGATGCTGCCGTCATGGGAACACTGGCAGGCATGGCAATGGGTGGCGGTATCGCACCTTTCCATGGCAACCCACCCACCAGCCCATCTGGACAGGACAATAGTCTGCCACCTGAAAACCCTAATAATCCATTAGCACCATTACCAGCACCAGCAGGAAATGATCTTGGCAGCACCCCCATGGAAGGTGAATATATTCCCAGGCCCAATAGCCAAGATCCAGCACAGGCGGGGCGCACACCAGAAACGGTAGACGGAACAGCAACAGAATGGTTTGACCGTGAGCGCCTGCAAAATGCACCAGCCAATACCTCACCTGATTTACTGACTGGTATTGAAAACCAGCCTGAGGCATTTGATGCACCAGCAAATCCAGCCTTGCCAGCCCCATCAATTGAGCCAGCCAAACCCTCAGAACAATTAGGCCTTGACCCCAATGCAGGTTCACTATCCGCTGCTGCTGCTTTGGCCGTAGATAGTGGCGCTTCACCACATATTACTAACCCAGATACAGCAATCAATCAGGTGGATGAGTCGGCACAGGCAGCGGGTGATCTCACAAAACCACGCACCACTGCTGATGACATCAAGAATGGCTTTAACGCTTTGGCTGGTGGCGCTGTTGATGCCATGGTGGAACGCACCAGTGATTTATTGCAAGCGGGGCAAGATGTAACCTTTTACAAGCCTGATTCCATTGCCAGCGCCCTGCAAAATCCCAACTATCATGTACAGCAAAATGAGGACGGTTCAGCAACAGTGCTAGGCGCACTTGATCCACGCACGAATGAATGGATAGGTCAGGCACCAGCCCAGCCAGATACATCACAACAAATTACCCCAGCGGATAATGGTCAGGACATTAATACTTCTCGACAGCGCAGCAATACGAACCGAACTAACGAGCAGGTAATGGATGATGCATTGGCTGCGGTGCAACGAACCAAAGATAAATTAAATGATCCTTCTCGCTATCCTGAACTGCATACCGAGCAAGCAATCAATGAGCGCAAGGACTATGAACTGCCCGGTGGCTATGTACGCTCGCTTGCAGATCAGCTATCTAGTGGTGAGGCAGTTGAGGCGAATAATAGCCGCCGCGCCAATATATTTTTAAATAATCCAAATTTTAATGCTGCCAAGAATGAAGATGGCGTAGTAGCTGTTCTAGGGATTAAGCATCCTGATACCGGTGAATGGGTAGGTCGGGCACCCGAGCAGACCACCACAAGCAATCCGGCTGCTGCAGCGCAATCACCAGCAGCACAGGAGCAATCCCCGCAAGCACCAACACTCACCAGCGAATACGCCCCCGGTTCTGTACCGCATGCGCGTGATATTGCCACACAAGCATTAGAGCAATACAGCGGCGATACCACAGGTTTAACTGACAAAGGCCAGTCATTAACCAGCCATAGCCCTGCTGCTGATCTTATTTACTACAAAAATTCCCCATCCTTTAGCAATGTAGAAGTGCAGGATGCTGGTGATAAGGCAGTCGTGCAACTAACCAATGCCAAAACCGGTGCAGTTGAAACCCGTGACTATCCGCAAAGTCTGGTTGGCTTTAATCAGTTTTTAGATGGCGGTCAGGCTGAAACTACCCCCGCACAGGCAAGCAGTGCAACTACTGCACAGCCAACAGAAAGCAATCAGGTTGAGCAGCTAGAACAGCAGCTTGCTGATACTAAAAACGTGGCGCAAAAGGCACAGCTACGCAAACAGATTAATGAATTAAAGGTACAGCAGGGTGAGCAGGCTGCACCGGTACTTGGTGCTGATGGCAATAATAAATGGTTTGGAAGCCAGCAAAAGGCACAAGGCTTTATTGATAAAAATAAACTTGATGATACTCACCAGGTTGTACAGACTGAAAAGAACCGTTTTGAGATTCAGCCTAAACAGCCTGCTACGCAGAACGTACAAGATGCGCCGCAGAGTGTAGAGCCAGCAGTACAACAGCAAAATGCAGAAGTACCAAACCCGTATAAAGAGAATCAATTACGGGCCAATGTGCGAAACATTAACACCCAGGTAAGCAGCAATGCGAAAGATGCTACTACAAGACCACAAGCCTTTAACCAGGAAGTGCAGAAGCAATACCCAGGTCTATATGCACGCGCAGAAGCATTAGCTAAAACAGCAAAGACCACGCCAGCAGGCCGCCGTGGTAATACTCAATTTTCAAGTCTAAGTTTTGATGGTGATAAAACATATCAATCTGGCGACCCGTACCCAAAAAAGCCAACAAAAGACGAAGTTTTACAGCAAGCAATCTGGCATCTGTCACAAGATGATAAAAACAATGAATCTCATGCTTGGGATAATTTAGATGAACAGCAAAAAACCGAAGTTTTAAAGCGTGCTGGTTGGAAAACTAACGCAGGCGGCCTAAATGTTATCGGTAAGAAATTACTGAAACAAAATTCTACTGCTGTTAATACTGAAACAATGAAAATCATTGAACGCAATATGCCTGGGAACCAGGGAGTACAGCAGCAGTCAGTCAAGCCAGCATCTACCGATGCCAAGTCGATGACAGAAGCCGAATTTGATCAGGCTATGAACAGCGAGGCTGGTGCAAGGTCATTAGTCGATAAGGGTATCAGTGCCGGGTTATTCACCCAGCAGGATATAGATACCGTTACCAATGGAAACTTTGCAGCAGGCTGGACACAGCTAGACCAAAACGACAGTCTTAAGTCCCTGTTTAAATCCAAAGGGCTGATTCAAGGGCAGGCACAGCAACCCGCCCAACAAGGTACAGCTAAACCCAAGACCGTCACCACCTCATCTGGCAAACAGATTGAGGTGCGCTTCAAGGTGGTGGAGGCATCAGAGCTTGGCACGTCACACACTGGCAATGGTGCAATCAATCCGGCATACCCACAGGAATTACAGCCGCGTGACCGTTCACGTTCAGCATCCATCAACCAGATTAATGACATTGCCGCCAACCTAAACCCGCACATGCTTGGCGATAGCCCCACGGTGACTGATGGCGCCCCAATTGTATCGAGTGACAATATCGTAGAAAGCGGCAACGGACGCACCCTGGCAATTACCAAAGCCTACCAGACTGGACGCGGCGAAGCATACAGACAGCATTTGCGTGATGCGGGTTATGACGTTAACGGTATGCAGCAGCCGGTGCTGGTGCGCGAGCGCGTCACTCCCATGACCATGCAGGAGCGTATTGAGTACACCGGCGAAGCCAATCAGCGCAACACATTGGGGTTAAGCGTATCTGAGCAAGCCGAACAGGATGCCAAGAAGTTAAGCAGCCGTGTGACCAGCCTGTATCGCGGCGGGGATATTAATTCACCCACCAATACGCCATTCATTAAGGCGCTGATGAATGAAGTGGTACCGCAGTCCGAGCATGGCAACATGCAACAAAAGGACGGACAGCTATCACAAGATGGTAGGCGTCGGATTCAAGCGGCGCTACTGCAAAAAGCCTACGGCGATTCTGCCTTAGTGACCGAAGTATTTGAAAGCACTGATACCGAGATTGCTTCCATTGGTAAAGCCTTGCTGGATGTGGCCGGCGAATGGGCATTGATGCGTGATGGCGTGCAAAATGGCGAGCTGCTACAGGACGTTGATGTTACCGCTAACCTGATGGAGGCAGTGCGTATTGTGCAAAAAGCGCGAGCCGAGCGCCGTTCAATTGCCGAAGTAGCAAGACAGGATGATATATTTAGTGGCACTATTGACCCGGTAACAGAGGGCTGGTTGTCGGTATTTTATCGGGGCGATCATTTCAACAGAGCCAGAAGCCGCGAGAAGGTATCAGGTGCTCTGTCTTATTATGTAGGTCAGGCCAGCCTATCAACCAAGGGTGAGAATCTGCTGGGTGAAACCGCCCCCGGTGGACGTGAAATTTTAGGAGCGACCAATGAGCGAACCAGAAAGCAAGAACAAGACACGCAACAAGACATCTTCAGCAGCCCGCGAGCTAATGAATCGAACCCTGCTGAATCTGGCAGAGCAGGACAAGGACGTACCACTGAAAAACAGAATGAAGAAGCAGCTAAGCCAGAAGTAGGGCGGGAAAAATCTGATGTTCAGGTAATGTCAGAAAATAAAGGGGATATTGCAGAGGATATTGCCAGAGAAATCCAGCGCGTCAATCGGCTAAAGCAGTCGATAAGAAAGCAAGGCAAGCAAACATCATTACAAGCAGACAGAAGTAAAGTAGCTAAAAAGTGGGGGTTAAATCCTGTAGGTTGGGGTAAGTTCGATATTGTTTTTGGTGCAGCAGTATTAGCTGACGTGGCTGCTGGCTTTGATTCAAATGCGAGTTTTGAGCAGTTAAAGGCTGCTGCAATCAAAAAAATTGATGAGCTTGTTGAAGCTAAAGCAAAAGAGGGAGTCGCCGTTAAAGCGCCCGATACACATGCAGGCGTTAGTCCTGCCTCATTTAAGGCACTGCAAGACTTGCGACTGGCACCGCACCCTAAAACCCTCGAGGGACTGCTGGAACAGTATGAACAAACTCGTGATGCTGCCAATCAGATAGCCGCCGAAGCCACTGATCCGGCAGTAAGCAAGGCGTATAGACAGCAAGCCGATATGTATGAGGCAGAAGCTCGAATCGTAAGGAGTGAGCTGGGCACAAAAAAACAGGAACAAACTGAAAACAGTAAGCCAGACCTGGTAGAAGAAATCCAGTCGATGAGCCTGGATGATATTTCTGCCTTGTTTGATGAAGTGGCGCAGGAAAATAACGCGGTTGAAACCAGTAAGCCAAAAGCTAAACGTAGCACTAAAGGCAAAACTGCTACAGGCAAACCACGGCCAAAGCCAAAGGAAGCCCAAGCTGAAAAGATTGATCCTGAAAACAAAGAGGACACCAAGCGTACCGCAAGCGCGATTGCAAAAGACATTGGTGCAAACCTAAGTGACGCTGGTTTAAATGCGCTGGATGGCTTAGCCAAGCTGTTTGGTGGCAATGGCAAGATGAATAGCGGCCTATCATTTGATGAGGACACCTACGCCAAAGCCAAGCCGCATTTTGTGCAATCAGCCAAAAGCACCATTGAGGCAGGCAAGAACCTAAAAGACTTAATCCGCGCCCTGATTAATGCGTTTGGTGATGGCATTAAACCCTATGTGATGCGCTTTGCGTCCGAGGTGCAAAACGGTGAGATTAATCTAAAAGATGATGATGCTGTTAAGCAGCAGGACAGCACCACAGAATCACGCCGACCTAAGTTCGGTGATGAGGATTATACACTTGCGCATGCTAAGGCAGATTTAAAAGAGCTTCGTGATAAAGCGGCAGGATTAAGAATAGGTGACGCAGACCTTGATCGCCGCGTTAAACTGTTTGAAGATATTGTTGAATCAATGCAGGAGCAAGGCAATGACACCACACCGCAACTGGGTACGGATGGCAAAGGAACACTGGAAGGAGTTTCGACCCAGGATGTATCAGGATTATCTGAGGCGGGGGATACTGGACCAAAAGGCCGAGGAAGCAGCGGAACTAACGTACAAGGAAGTGGACGCACTGGAACAGCAGGGATTCCAGCCCCACGAGGCATGGGAGATGGTGCGGGAGAAGTACATCATCCTGCCGGAGAGCAAGGACTAATCAAGGCCAATGGCGGCATCAAGCCTGAACAGGCCGTAGTCGCTACCAACACCCCCGACAGCGCCTTTAATATCACCGCAGAGGATAACATTGGCGCTGGCGGTAAAAAAACCAAGTACCGCAACAACGTAGAGGCCATACGCCTGCTAAAGCAGCTTGAGCAGGAAGGACGTCAGGCCACAGCAGCAGAACAAAAAGTCTTAGCCAAGTTTGTTGGCTGGGGCGGATTAGCCGAAGCCTTTAAACGCGACAATGGCGCAGTCACCAAAGGCTGGGAAAAAGAAGTTGCCGAACTTGAGCAACTACTTGCCGCTGATGAAATGAAAGCAGCGGTTGATTCATCCAACGCGGCCCACTACACCAGCCCTGAGATTGTCACCGCCCTATGGGATGCCATTAAGCAGTTTGGTTTTGTGCAAGGTCGTGTGCTTGAGCCGTCTGTAGGTGTGGGTAACTTCTTTGGTTTAATGCCAAAAGGCATGCGCAGCAAGAGCGCATTGCATGCCGTAGAGCTTGATACCATTACCGGCGGCATTGCCAAGCAGTTATACCCTGCTGCCAACATCAAGGCGCCAATGGGCTTTCAGGACTATCAGACCATTGATGGTTATTTTGATGTGGCGATTGGCAACCCGCCATTTGGCCGCCTGCAAATTACCGATGCGGTGCGCCGTGAAATCAGCGGCATGAGCATTCACAACTACTTCTTTGCCAAGTCCATTGACAGCTTAAAGCCTAATGGCGTACTGGCAATGGTGGTCACTAACCGTATGCTTGACACCCCTAACGACAAGGCGCGGCAATACATGGCCGAGCGTACCGAGTTTCTAGGGGCAATTCGTCTGCCTAATGATGCGTTTTTAGCAAATGCCGGCACCCAAGTCACCACCGACCTGATCTTTTTGCGTAGGCTGGGCGAGGATGAGCAGCCCACTGGCCATAGCTGGACACAGGTTAAGGATTACCGCGACAAGAACGGCAATGTTGTTCCGCTAAACGAATACTTTGTGAAAAACCCGCAAAACATGCTGGGTGATTTTGGCATGTATGGCAGCATGTATAGTGCTGAGGATAGTGCCTTGGTCAAGCGTGACGGCCAGGATACCAATGCCCTGTTAAAAGAAGCCATTGGCAACCTGCCTAAAGATGTGTTCAGGGCCGAGCCATCAAAAGCTGAAGAAACCAATGCTGCATTAACCCGCGACATTAGCGAAGTCAAAGTCGGCGCCATGTTTGTTGACGGTGATCGCATCATGGAGCGCACGCCTGATGTGATGGGCGAGCAGCAAGCGGCACCGGTTGAACTGGCAAACAACAAGGCGGTTGAGCGCGTCACTGGCATGATTGGCGTGCAGCAGGCGCTTGCCGATGTGCGCACCTTGCAGTTAAGCCATACCGCAACTGAGGCGCAGATTGAAAAGGCACGTAAGGCATTAAATCAATCCTACGATGCCTTTGTTAAAGAAAACGGTTTTATTAATAGTGACGCCAACAAGCGGCTAATGCGGGATGACCCCAACTGGCCGCAGTTATCCGCCCTTGAAGATCGTTACGATGCTGGCGTATCGGTTGCTGTATCGAAAAGAACCGGCGAGCCTACCCGCAAGCCAAGCGCACACAAGGCAGCGATTTTCAGCACCCGCACCCAGTCACCTGTGACCGTAGTCACCAAAGTCAATAGCGCCAAAGACGCGCTGGTTGAATCCATGAACCGGCATGGCGCGGTACAGATGGACACCATGACCAAACTGTACGGGAAAAGCGAACAGGAGATTATCAGTGAGCTTGGTGATCTGGTCTTTAATGATCCTGAGCATGGGCTGGTGACTAAAGATGCTTACCTGTCCGGTAACGTCAAAAAGAAACTGGCACAAGCCAAAGAGGAAGCCAGCAAAGATCCTGCCTTTGAGCGCAACGTGGTGGCACTGGAACGGGTAATTCCTGCTGACATTGAAGCCATTGATATTGAGGTGCGACCTGGTGCGCACTGGATTCCTGCGAGTGATGTGGCTGATTTTATCAACCATGTGCTAAGCACAACCGGTAGCAAGGCAAACTATAGCGGCTATGATTCTGCCTGGTCTGTTGCAGCAGGTATGCCCAGTGCATCAGCCAACGCCCAGTATTCAACTGAAAGGGTTAAGGCATCAGCCATTGTTGCTCATGCGCTAAATGGCAGCAAGCCTGTAGTGCGCGATAAGGTAGATGAGCATACTACGGTTATTAACCAGGAGGAAACCGCCCATGCTGGCAAGAAAGTTGATGATGTTAAGCGGGCATGGAAAGACTGGATCTGGGAGAGTGACGAGCGCCGTACCCGCCTAAGCCGCCTGTATAACGACACATTCAATACGGATGTGACCCGCACCTATGACGGTTCACACTTAAAGCTGGAAGGCAAGGTAGACGATAGCGTCATCCGCCTGCGTCCGCACCAGCTTAATGCGGCATGGCGCATCATTCAAAACCCATCCACTCTGGCGGACCATACGGTAGGTGCTGGCAAAACCTTTACCTTAATTGCTGCCACAATGGAATTGCGCCGCATGGGGATTGCCAAAAAACCGATGCTGGTAGTACCAAACCATCTGGTGGGGCAATGGGCGGCTGACTTTACCAAGCTATATCCCAATGCCAATATTTTAGCGGCAACCAAGCGCGACTTTGAAAAAGGCAACCGCAAGCGCTTCTTTGCCCGCATTGCCAATGGTGATTATGACGCGGTGATTGTGGCGCATTCATCGTTTGGCAGATTAGCCGTTGATCCTAATGCTGAGTCAACTTTCATTCAAAATGAAATTGATAAGCTGATGGCATTTGAAGCCGAGGCCCGCGAGGGAGAGGGCAAGGATTCGCGCAATGCCAAAAAGATTGCGGATCGCCGCCTGGCGCTGCAAGAAAAACAGAAAAAGCTATCTGCCGAGCAAAATAAGGACACTGACAACATTTACTGGCATGAGCTTGGCGTAGATACCATCATGGTTGACGAAGCGCACGAGTTTAAAAATCTGTACTTTGCCAGCAAAATGCAAAACGTGGCCGGCCTGGGCAATGGCAAGGGTTCGCAAAAAGCCAGTGACCTGTACATGAAAACTAACATGCTGCAGAAGAATAACCCCAACGCCAAAGTAGTGTTCGCAACCGGTACGCCGATCAGCAACACAATGGCCGAAATGTTTACCATGCAGCGCTACCTGGATGGGCAACGACTGGCAGAACAGGGCGTTGAGCATTTTGACGCATGGGCAAAAATGTTTGGTGAAGTGGTGAGTGACTGGGAACTGTCGCCATCAGGCAAGTACAAGCTGACCAACCGGTTTGCCAAGTTTAGCAATATGCCTGAGCTGATGCAGCGCTACCTGTCCTTTGCTGATGTGATTAACCGCGATGACATTAACCGGCAACTGGCCGAGCGCGGCGAAACCCTGGGCACGCCCAAGATTAAAACCGGCAAGCCCATTAATACCGTAGTTGAGCGCAGTGATGTGCAAGCGGAATATATTGGCGTGCCATCGGTTGATGAGCATGGTGTTGAGCATTACCCGGAAGGATCGCTGGTACATCGCTCTGAAAACCTGCCGACCAAGCCAGAAAAAGGCGCAGACAACATGCTTAAGATTATGTCTGACGCGCGTAAGGCGGCACTGGACATGCGCCTGATTGACCCAGCAGCAGCCGATTATGAAGGCTCTAAAGTCAACGTAGCAGCAGACAACATCATGGCCGACTATCACAAGTGGGCCGATAAAAAAGGCACGCAACTGGTATTTTGTGACCTGTCCACGCCAAAAGGCGCAGTCGCCAAAGAGCGGGCACGGATTGATGATTTAATGCAGCGTGCCGATCAGGGCGATGAGGACGCGCAAACTGAACTCGACAAAATCAGCCCTGATGATTTAGAGGCATTGACCAGCAGCTTTAGTGTGTACGATGACCTAAAAGCCAAGCTGATCGCCAAAGGCATTCCTGAAAATGAAATCGCTTTTATCCATGATGCTAATACCGACCTGCAAAAACAGGAGCTTTTTGGCAAGGTTCGTTCCGGCCAGATTCGCGTACTGATTGGCTCAACCTCCAAGATGGGCGCGGGCATGAACGTGCAGGATCGCCTGGTTGCCTTGCACCATCTGGATGCACCGTGGCGGCCGTCGGACCTTGAGCAGCGCGAAGGGCGTATCATCCGGCAGGGCAATATGCACTACAAGGCTGATCCTGATGGCTTTGAAGTGGGTATTTACCGCTATGCCACCAAGCAAACCCTTGATAGCCGCATGTGGCAAACCCTTGAAACCAAGGCGCGCTTTATTGAGCAGATTCGCAAGGGTGATTCCAAAGCGCGTGTGGTTGAGGATGTGGGTAGTGAAGCCGCCAATGCTGCAGAAATGAAGGCAGCATCAAGTGGTGATCCGCGTATCCTGCGTGAAATGGAATTGAAAAAACAGCTCCGCGACATGCAGGAAGAACACGATTCATTCCGCCGCGATAAATTCCGCGCCGCCGACATGCTCAAGCGTTTAAATCAGGATATTGAAACCCTGCCTGAATTGATTGCCAATATTGAGCAGGACCTACAGATTAAGCAGCCAGAAAAATACCGCTATCAAAGCGCCAGCGGTCAGGTGATTCAGCAGGGCGATGAAAAAGCCCGCGAAGTGATTGGCAACAAGCTGGCTTCACTGGCACATAAGGTAGCTGGTGATAAAAAAGCGGCGTCTGCTGGTGAGATTAATGGCTTTGCGATTGAGATTAAGCCGGTAGAAAATCAAAGCAATATTGTTGAATTTGAGCTAACCGGCAAGTCAGGCGAGCCATACAGCACAACCTTTAGCCTTGAACAAGATTCCACTGACTATCTGGTACAGCGCCTAACCAACCTAGTTAAGAAGCTGCCGGATACGCTACGCCAGGCAAAATCCAGTCTGGACTACGCCAAAACCGAAGCACCCAAGCTGCAGAAAAAAGCCGAAGCCAAATGGGATAGGCAGGCTGAAATGGGCCGTTTGCAGCAAGAGCATGAAGCCTTGATTGATGAGCTTAAGCCCAAGAAAAAGGACGACAGCAACGATGCTGGCAAGCCACTACACAGCCGCCAGCAGGAACAGCAGCGCACCAATACCACGACCAAGCAGGTACGTGACAAGCTGGTCGAGAAGTTTGGCGAGGATGTTATCCAGTCACTTGAGCAGCAAGGCTTGCTTGAGATCGTGGATACTCATTCTGAAGCAGGTGTTGAGGGCTTTTATCACAACGGCAAGGTCACATTAGTCGCTGATGGCTTAACCGCTGATACCATCATTCCCACATTCCTGCATGAGCTGGGCGGGCATGGCGGAATGCAGGGCTTGATGAAGCCATCCACCTACAATGAGCTCATGCGCGGTTTTGAGGCTATGGTGAAGTCTGGCAACCCACTGGCACTGGAAGCTAAACGCCGCGCAGAGGTGGAAACAGATCCAGCAGTACAACAGCAGGAATACTTGCCTTACCTGATTTCGGTAGCCAGTGAAGCTCAGGCGGCAGGTGAGAAAAGTGGGGCATTACAGGCAATACAGCGCTTCATTCAGCGTGTGATCAGTGCAATCAAGGCTTGGGCAGTTGATAAACTTGGCGTACCGCTAAACCTTAATCCTGATGACGTGGTGGCATTGGCTGAACGGATGGTGCAGCGTGTTGCCAGAGATAAAAGTCAGTCTGCAAATGCTACGCTTCCCCACTCCCCAGGACAGTCAAAGACTGGCCATGGGGGAGTAGTAGGCAATAGAACCTCTGAACAAAATACACTCAAACCTGAGGATATTGTCAAGAAGATGGGGGATAAGCCCTTATTCAGCCGTCGTGCACCTGGTGCGTTTGCGCAAGGCATCAAGGCAGCTACAGTGCAAAATATCAAAGACCAGACCAGCTATAAGTTTAAGGACTGGCTGGGAGTGGGCTTGCAGGTACTGGGACGCCGCCAGTTAGTTGATATTTACCATAAACTGCTGCCACAGCTCACCCAGTACAATAATCTGGCTGCACAAATGGACGCCGACAAGAATGACGCCGGCGCCAAGGCGGATGAACTGGCGCAGCGCTGGGCGAAGGTCAAAGACCATGAGGCACTGGCCAACCTGATGCATGATGCCACATTGTCCGGTTTTGATCCGGCATTGCCATATAGTCAGGGCGATCGCTTCAAATATCAGCAATTACGCAGAGCATATGATGCTCTAACCCCTGAAGCCAAAGCCTTATATGCCGATGTGCGTGATGCCTATACCGACCATCAAAAGGCAGTAATGTACGCCATCAAGCAACGCATCATGCGCAGTGAACTTAGTAACCAGAAAAAGGCCGAGCTGCTTAAAAACATGGACAGCAACTTTTTCCATAAACGAAAAGGCGTGTATTTTCCGCTGGCTCGTTTTGGCAAATATGTGGTGGTGGTTCGCAACAATGCAGGCGTGGTTGAAAGCGTCAGCCGGGCAGAAACCATGGGCGAGGCGCAGGCCATGCGTAAAGAGCTGCTGGATCAGTTCCCGCAAAATCAGGGCTTTGCCATTAGTGAAGTGAGTAAGGACAAGGCGTTTGTGGCATCACGCGATATGGTAGGCCGTGGCTTTATGACCGAGCTGTATGCTGAACTGGACAAGCAAAACATTCCAGCCAGCCAAAAGGCCGAACTGGAAGATACCTTGGGTCAGTTGTATTTATCCTCCTTACCAGATTTGTCTTGGGCAAAGCATGGTATTCATCGTAAAGGCACTGCCGGGTTTAGCCAGGATGCACGCCGGGCTTTTGCACAGCACATGTTCCATGGTGCAAGCTATCTGGCAAAGCTGCGTTATGCTGACCTACTTGCCAGTGAGCTGGATGCCATGCAGAAGTACAGCGACCAGCAAAAAAACAATCCGGATTTTGACCAGCCCACTGCCCAGAGCGTGATTGATGAAATGAACGTGCGGCATGAATCCCTAATGAATCCTAAAGGGCATCCGTTATCCAGTGCCTTAACCAGCCTTGGCTTTATTTATCACTTAGGCTTATCGCCAGCATCAGCCATTGTGAATTTACTGCAAACCCCGTTGGTGGCTTATCCCATTCTAGGAGCCAAGTGGGGCTTTGATAAGGCAGCTACGGCACTCACCCGCGCATCTGCTGAAGCCATGAAACACAAGAATGAGCTGGACAAGGGGTTACAAGGTGATGAATTACGTGCCTACAAGGAAGCCGTTCGCCGTGGCGTGATTGATGTCACCCAGGCACATGACCTTGCTGGGATTGCGCAAGGCGAAGACAGTGCGGTGATGTGGAAAATGCGCCCAGTCATGCGCTGGGCCAGCGTTCTGTTCCACCATGCCGAGCGCTTTAACCGGGGCGCAACCTTTTTGGCAGCGTACCGGTTGGCGCGTGCAGCCAATACCAATCATGCCGATGCCTTTGATCAGGCAGTAGAAGCAACCTATGCTGGCCACTTTGACTATTCTGCGGGTAACCGGGCTAGAATCATGCAGGGCAATACTGCCAAGGTCATATTACTGTTCAAGCAATTTAGCCAGAACATGATTTACACCATGGCTCGTAATGCCCAGCAGGCCATCATGGCCACTGATCCAGCCAAGCAAAAGGAAGCGCGCCGGATAATTCGTGGAATGCTGATTACACATAGCCTTGCCGCGGGAATCTACGGGCTGCCAATGGTGACCGTACTTCTGGCCGCTGCGTCCATGCTAGGCAGTGATGATGACGAGCCATGGGATGCGGAAACGGCATTTAGAAACTATCTGGCTGATACATTTGGCGCAACCGCAGCCAATGTCATGACACGTGGTGTGTCCCGTGCAACCCCATTTGATATTTCAGGCCGTGTGGGGCTGGATCACATGATCTTTCCGGATACGCAAGAAGGGCTGGAAGGCCAGCGCTGGGCAGAATCTTTTGCGTCAGGTGCATTGGGGCCAGTCGCTGGTATTGGCATGAATCTGGCCAAAGGGGCAAGCCAGATTGCCGATGGTGACTGGGCGCATGGTTTAGAGAGTATGGCGCCGGCTGCACTACGTGGACCATTAAAGGCATTGCGCTATGAGCAGGAAGGTGCAATTGATAAGTCTGGCGTCTCCATTCTGGATGAAGTTAGTCTACCTAGTATTGTGGGGCAGGCCGCAGGTTTCTCACCGTCCAGCGTACGCACGGCAACTGAAGGCAAGTCAGCCATTTTGAGCATGGAACGTAAAGTAGCATCGCGCCGCAGTGACCTACTGAATGATTTCTCACAGGCCGCCATTAAGGGTGATACCGAAAAAATGAATGAGATCCGTGCAGAAATTGCCACGTTTAATCAGGCACAGCCTACACATCGCATTCAAGCCAACCACTTAATGCAAAGTGTCCGGCAAAAGCGCAAACGCATTAATCAGGCTGAGCACGGGGTATATCTACCGCGTGGCAAGCGTGAATTGCTGGATGAGGGCCGCTTTGCCTTTGATCAATAGTCCGCACCCCCTGTAGGGCTGGTCACATATCAGCCTTCTGCAAGAAACTCTGTCCATTGGCCGACCCCAAGGACGGAGTTTAAGAAGCTCTGAACTTTATAAGTCAGGGCTTTCTTATTTGTGGAGATGAACAGTGAACGATCCAATCAGCAGCTCGGCCTTGCCGTGGTTTTTAAAAGTTTTTGTGGCCGTAGTCGGAGCAATCTTTGCCCTAGTGCTTTCGGGTGATATTGACCAGAACGGTAATTTTAAAGTCAGTATCAAGCTGATTGCAAACCTTGCCTTTAGCGTGTGCTTTAGCCTGTCAGGTGGTAGTGCCTTTATTGAGTACTATGATCTTGGTCATAAAAGCCTGATGACCCATGGTTTTATCATGCTGATGTGCGCGGTGTTTGGCATGCTGGTGGTCGGTATCTTGTATCAGGCGGTTGCACTGTATAAGGGTAGATCCTTGGGTGAGATTGTGACCGAAGTGAAACGCGCTTTTGCGGCCATAGTAGGGAAGTGAAGCATCATGGACGTTAAACAGTTACAACAATGGCTTAATGATCATGGTGCCAGCCCTAAGCTGGTTATCGATGGGCAGGGTGGTGCACTAACCCGTGCAGCCATTATCAATGTATTCGTCAACAAGCAGGCGACTCCCATCACACCCGCTGAAGTACTGGCCATTGCAACCCGGCTGGGCGATACCAATGACCGCCGTATCCGGGCCGTTGCCAGTGTTGAAGCCAAAGGCTCAGGCTGGTTCACCAGTGGCTTGCCTAAAATCCTGTATGAGCGTCATTACTTTTATCGTTTAACCCGCGGGAAGTTCGGTATTACCTGGTATAGCAATTCTAAAGCCGGTGATTATACGCAGGACAAAAACGATAATGATGTGATTGATAGTTGGGAAAAGCTGGCTTATGCAGCATGCAAGGATCCTGATGCCGCTTTCCAGTCCATTAGTATCGGTAAGTTTCAAGTCATGGGCGTGCATTACAAGATGCTTGGCTATAGTCACCCAATTGAAATGCTTTGGGCGGCGCGTAACAGTGAATTAACACACTATGAAATGCTGGCAGGTTATATCAAGTCATTTGGACTGCAAATGGCATTCTTGAAGCTATCCAGCACTCCTAAGGACTGTATCCCCTTTGCTTCAGGTTACAATGGCCCTAAATATGCCGATTATGATTATCACATTGAATTGGCCAAAGCGCTGAAATAACCTGGTAAAAAGAGCGGCAACTTTAAAGCTTGCTACTCTTTTTTAATTAAAAATGGGGCAGAATGGCAGCGCGTTAAGCATGGATTGCTGACAGACATTTCTCAAAATAAAATACATGAAAATCCCTGCAATTAATAAAAAGGGAATCAAAATTTTCAGGGTAAGTGACCAGTTTACCAGTTCCTGATTGCCGCATCTACAATACCAAAAATAGTGTTTTACGGGTCGGCCACAAGCTGGGCAGCGTGAATGGTTGATTGTGTATTTACTCATTATTAATCCTTCTTACTGACAATCTTTGTCACAGGCCACGCCATCGTTATCCCGATCCAGCCGTGTTATGCCACAGCGTAGGGCACGTTGGGCATCGGCACAGTCGGCAATATCAGCACACCGGGTCGGCAGGTTAGAGCAGCTCTCTGTCTTTTTAGCCTTTTGGCTTTTAGTCGTTTTGGCCACTGATTTTTTAGAAGTCTGGTCGGTGGTGCCAAACGGATTGGATGTTTCGGCATAAGCGGGACTAGCAAAGAGGCTTAAGATCATTAATAACCGAATAAGCATAGTATTCCTCGGCATTTATTATTTACCGTTTGGCTATTTATACACGGACCGTTAAAATCAGCAAGCACTAGATGACAATCAGTAGATTAAAAATGCGCATTACAACACTTATTTTATTTATTCTTGGCTTTTTCTTGGCAACACTTGTCCCGATGCTTATTGTTGACTATTTACCCTGGGAAGCGGGCTATAAGCAGGGTACAGGGGAGTATTCTGGCCATTCCAGTGCCCGATTTATGAAGTCAGCCAGGGAATGTACGCTTGATCCGGACGTGGCCAATGATGAGGCTTTTCAGCGAGGATGCAGGGCTTTTTTTGACTAAAGATTATTCGTCATCATGCGCTGGCATTTCAACTTTGCCATCTAAAAAATCAGCATACCATTGAAGCATATCACTTCTTTTTTTAACCAAGGGCGGAATAAAAAAGCACCCTAGATAGGGTGCTAATTTAGGGGGAAAGGTCAGCTTCAGCACAACCCCCTAAGACTATGTTTTAATTTATGTAGCACCTGTTTTAACATTACGGTCTGGATTGTTTGATTAAAAGTATAAATAACAATTACTTATCTTTATTGTTCGAGTCCCATTAGCCACCCCATTTCCTTTTCTAAATTTCAAACAATAAAAAAACGATTATTTTTGCTATCTATTTAATCGCTTTCTCCGGTCAATTCTGTTCTTTACTTTTTAGTTAACACTTCTACCACTAACCGCACTTTTATTCGCTTTTGCACCTCATTTATCTTTCAGATACAATTTAATCAACATTTCATGATGGCTGAAATCCCTAGCAATGATGCCAACCTTTCGCCAACAGCTTGTATAGCGGCGTACCTTACTGGGTGCAGTCACTTTATTGTGTTTGCTATGGCACATCTTGCTACCTACTTTAGTGTATGTAGGGATGGTGCTAGCATTATTTGCTTTTCCAAGCCATTGTCAGCCAGCTGTGTTTAGCAATGGGTATTCTGTTATCGATGCAAATAATGCTCTGGAACAATCTATAGTATGGGACCATTCCAGAACAGATGGCCTTATGCAGCATCAGATGCCAATGCCTGCTTCCACACAGCAATTCATGACTGCATCAGCCAGTGATACTTTTCATACGCAGCATGCCCATGAAGTATTTACCCTGGCTTCTAAAATTATGAAGCACTGTCCCCTGTGTCGATATTGAGCTAACTACTATAAAAATAAAATGCCTGTTTTCTATTCATTATAGAAAACAGGCATGAGTCGCTTTGTAATCAATCATCCTGCTTTTAATTCTGGTTCAACGCAGGATTAAGCTGGTAACAATCCGGCAGATATTAACCCTTTAACACCGCCAGTAATTCATCCTTGCTGAGTTCGCGGGCATCGCTATCACGGCGGCCTTTATATTCAAACGTGCCAGCATCCAGACCACGTTCAGACACCACGATACGATGCGGAATACCAACCAGCTCAAGGTCAGAAAACTTCACACCCGGACGTTCATTGCGATCATCCAGCAGCACATCAAACCCGGCACCCAGCAATTCGTTATACAACTCCTCGGCAGCGGCAACCGCACGTGGCGATTTGGCCTGATTCATAGGCACAATCGCTACTGAAAATGGTGCAATGCTTTGTGGCCAGATAATACCCTTGTCATCAAAATTTTGCTCAATGGCAGCGGCTACCACACGTGTCACGCCAATGCCATAACAGCCCATGGTCACCACAAATGGCTTGCCATCTTCACCCAGCACCTTGCAATTTAAGGCTTCGGAGTATTTCTGACCCAACTGGAAAATATGGCCCACTTCAATACCGCGCTTAATGTTAATCACCCCTTTTCCATCAGGCGAAGGATCACCATTCACCACGTTGCGGATGTCCGCCACTAGCGTAATTTGTGCATCACGCTCCCAGTTCAGGCCAGTCCCATGCTTGCCTGCCTGATTAGCGCCTGCGACAAAATCAGCCAGCACTGATGCTGCACGATCCACAATCACCGGAATGTTTAAGCCTTGTGGGCCAATGGAACCCAATTCCAGACCCAGCGCTTTCACTTCATCCTCACTGGCAAAGGTGAGCGGTGCGGCTACTTGGGGCAGTTTTTCAGCCTTAATGTCGTTTAGCTCATGGTCACCACGTAGCACCAGTGCCACCAGACTATATTTGCCCTTGCTGTTGGGATCAGAATCATCCGCCACACCACGCACTATTAAGGTTTTGACTGTCTGGCTTGGACTTACATTTAAGAAATTGCTCACTTCGTCAATGGTTTTTGCATTAGGAGTATCGACAACCTGCATGGCCTGCGCTGGGGCAGGGCGTGTACCTGTAACCACGGCTTCGGCCATTTCAACATTCGCTGCAAAGTCAGATTCTGTTGAAAATGCAATGTCATCTTCACCGCTGTCAGCCAGTACATGAAACTCATGCGAGCCATTACCACCAATCGAACCCGTATCGGCCTGCACGGCACGGAAATTCAGTCCCAGCCGGTTAAAAATGGCATGATAAGTGTCATACATGCCCTGATAGGTTTCTTCCAGAGATGCCTGATTGGCATGGAAAGAATAGGCATCTTTCATGATAAATTCGCGCGAACGCATCACCCCAAAACGTGGACGGATTTCATCACGGAACTTGGTTTGCACCTGATAAAAATTCACTGGCAATTGCTTGTAGCTTTTTAGCTCCTGACGGGCCAGGTCAGTAATGACTTCTTCATGCGTTGGGCCAAGCACAAACGGGCGGTCATGGCGATCACGGAAGCGCAGCAGTTCCGGGCCATAGGCCTGTGCACGGCCAGATTCTTCCCATAGCTCAATCGGCTGGGTGACCGGCATCAGCACTTCCATGGCACTTTTATTCATTTCTTCACGAATAATGGCCGTTACTTTATTTAGCACTCGCACACCCAGCGGCAGCCACGTGTACAGACCGGTAGCCAGTTTACGAATCATGCCCGCACGGAGCATGAGCTGGTGCGAAATCACCTCGGCATCACCGGGGGTTTCGCGTAAAGTAGCAAACATTAAGCGGCTGGCGCGCATGGATATATGTCCTAAAGCAAAAATCTAAACTGAAAAAATCATCAATATTGAAAGAAACCAACAATTGCCGATGGCATGTCTGGTTACATCGCAGAATGTCGGATCGTTAACTGACGATGTATATGGCGATATTCTAGCGTTTTTTAGGGATGGCTCACCATAAAAATTATAGGCTTTTTAACGAAGCACTGATTAATAATTTTCCTTATAACTCCAAGAATTATTACTGCATAATTTATTAAATTAAGCTATTAATTTTTAATATTTTATGAATGGATGAAATTAAATTAAAGGAGAAGTATAACGGGTGCTTTTATCTAGAGATGGTAATGCTAAAAGCCCCATTGAAAGTCTAGCAAACTGATAAATCAATGTAGCAAATAATGATCTGGTGAACCCATGGGTAAAATGATGATTGATAGTGTCTCTAATAAAGATCAATTAGAAAATAAATCGCCTAACGCGACATCATGTTTTGTGAAGGGCACATTATTTCAGAAGTACATGGTCTTCTAAATGGCGCAGTAGAAGAGCTGGATTATAGAATATTTTTAGATGACGTTAAGAGTTTCGGAAACACAGAGGGCGTTTATATTTATGATTACACTAAGTTAAATCCACCAGAAATTAATCGCTTGATGAATCTTGGAGAAGGGTCTACAACGATTGGCGAATTTTGTAATAGTGGTGCCTGCTTAGCCCCATTTAAATAGGGAATCTCATGATGAAATCAGAACGAACTTATTGTGTAAAAGTGTGGAATCCCATCACAGAAGAAGAAAGACAGAAATTAACCAAACAGGAAATTAGAAAGCTAGACTATCATAGACGCAATTATGAGTTTATTTACGAAGAATTTTTAGCATATGATCTTTTTGATGCTACAGATAAAGTAATTAAAATATGGAAATAA